CCGCCACCGCCGCCACCATCAAATCCTACGTCTCCACCAGTTCCACCAGCACTTAACCCACCAACTGATGTAGCCCATCCCCCAGCACCTATCCCAGGTTGAGCATTTGTATCCCAGGAAGCACCACCACCGCCTCCACCGCCACCAGAAACTAAAATTGCCGTTCCCGAATCATTTAAAACTCCAGTAGCACCACCACCACCACCGCCGCCGCCAGAATAACCTCTACCTCCACCAGCATTGCCTCCTCTTCCGCCAGAAGCAAGGCTACTAGATCCACCAGCACCGCCACCAGTTCCTGTAGCATTATTAGCTCCATTGTTACCAATAGCACCAATAACTACAGTTATGTTTCTATTTACAAAATTAGTAATGTACCTAAAAACGCCTCTTCTTCCTCCAGCACCAGGACCACCACTACTGCCGCCATCAACACCGCCGTTACCTCCTCTAGCGCCAGCAATAGTAATGGTTACAGCATCAGCATTGCTTGGAATGCTAACAGCAGAATTGCCAGTATAAGTATTACTTACGTTAGTTCTAGACATCTGTTATCAAATTTTGATAATAAATTCTACCATCATATAAGGAGAAATAGCAGTATCAAGTTTTTTAACGTTTTCTGTAGTAATAATAACTTCACTTTCTAATCCGTCAGCTGCTATCTGAGTGTTAAAAAATTCATATGCAAAAGTTGTATTATCTTTTAATTCTTTTGATGCTGGTAATTGTATTCCGTGAGTGTGATCTACAGTAAAACCAGCGCCATCTGGAGGTTCAATTGTTATGAGAACGTTAGATCCTTCCGTTTGAGCATCGTTACCACCTTTTCCTCCACCAGTAAATTGGATAAATGAAGAGTCTGTCCAATTTCCTAGGTAAGTAAATACACCAACATCAGCATCATGACCGTGAGCCTGAAAATTTTCTTCTGACAGTGGAGCATTTAAAGTGGCACCAGTAGAAGTTTTATAAATCGGGTTTCCGCCAAAAGCATTTTCTTGTCCAATGACTTCAAAATTACCACCATATCTAATTGTTACAGAATCTCCTACCAAAGATTGAATGATTGTTTCAGCACCTACTTTTAATGTTGTTTGATCTTGATCTAAAGTAGTATTTAAATATTGCCCAGATGAATTAGCACATCTAATATATTTTGAACCCAAATCTGGCAATTGAAATTGATTATCAGTTAGAATATCTTGTTCTTTGGCAAATTTACAATTATTACCAGTTCCCAATACAACGGCTAATTCTGGATACACACTAGCAGAAAGAATACTTCCATCACATCTTAAATATCCAGCAGGCAAAAATTCTCTCCATTCTGCCTGATCTGGGATATTTACATCTGGCAATTTAATCATAAAAGGCATGATTAAACCTGTAATTCCACCAAATTTTGCTTTTTCTCTAGTATAATACTTAGCCATATTAATATGCTCTAATTAAATTTGTTACTGATAAAGATGGCGAAGTTAAAGTAAAAGCTATCTGTAAAGCTTCGGGAACATTATCAGGAATAACATTTGGTTGGCAATCAACAGAAATAAAATCTTTGATGTTTAAATTTCCTGGGTCATATGTCACCAAAAATTCACCTTCGTGATCGTGTGGTTCAATAACATCATTTATAGTAGAATCATTTTTAGTTGTAACCGTAAAGCTAACAGCAGCATTATTATACAAAGTTTTTTTAAAATTATCTGCTAAATCGCTACCACCTCCACCAGAATCATAATTAGGTTGTTTAATCGGAGAAACATCATCAGCAAAAGGAAGAATGCTATTAACGTTTAATCTTCCACTTGTTCTAATATTTATTAAGTCGGACGTTTCTGTTTCTCCTGATGCTCTTGATCTTAATTTTTTGGCAGATGTAAACCAAGGTTTTCCTACACCATGAGAAGCAGCACTTGTTTGAATAGGTGAGTGTGTTCTTGCTGGCTTTGATCCACCAATGACTGCCAAAGCATATCTACCATAACCTTGAGTAAATGGACTATTAGATGATCCAACCGTAGCTTGATTACTATTTTCCCCTGTTTGATCTCCCCAATAATTAGCAATACCAGTGCTTTCTAAAGGACCATCTGGATCACAATTATTATTAAAACAGAAGTCATTTGGACATCCATTGTTTTGTCTGTATGTCTGAGATAAGAATATCTGTGGGTTATCCCAAACACCAACACCCGTTCCAGGCTGAGTGTCGGAATCATTTTTATTGATTGTTTCGTATGTTCCTGGGTGAACGTGCTGAGGCATATGATTTCTGCCTAGCTTACGAGGGACAACGTATACAGATCTCACATCAAAACCACCAATAAAAGTTTGTCCTTCTATTGTTCCTTGAAAATATGAATTTCCTATGGCATCAACTGTAATAGTAACATCTCCACCGCCGCCAATAAGAGAACCACTAATTGTTAAAGTATCTCCTTGAGTATAACCTTCTCCTTTATCTTTAATAGCTACAGAATATGCTCCATCACTTGCAACAATAACATTAAATATTGCTCCTTCTCCAGTTCCACCAGTAGAAGAAATATTTTTAAATACTTGAGTAGACCCACCAGCAGTTCCAGATCCAGTTGTTGTGTACGAAGCAATAAAACCGTCTGGATCTGGAGTATAGGTAAAATTAATATCAGTTGTAGCAAAAAATGATGATGGTGGTCCTAAATCACCGTCATCCCCCATAAATTCAGTAACTATGTTGGCAGCAGCACTATCATCAATAGAAGAAGGAGCTATGCTAGCACTGGCATTAAAATGCTCTGGACCAATATCGGCAAGAGTTTTTTGATTAACAATCGGCAATCTGAAAGTGCCTTCATAATCTGGAAATGATCCATCAAATCCAGTACCACCGTAACTGTCTTTTAAAATTCTAGCTAATAGAGGATATTCATCAGCTCTTAATTCAGCTCCATTACATAATAGCCACCCTTTAGGTATTCTTGTTAATTGGCCAGTCCAAGGCATTACCGAACCAATCGGTAATGCCTTTTGTGTTCTTACAGCGTTGTAATTTCTTGGCATTTTAGATTTCCATTAACCACCAACCTTGTTGTGAAGGAGGAGCACCAGTAGTAGTTCCATCATAATTTAATGCTCCAACGTATACTAACCCAAGACCAGCATTTGGAGATTGTACTACTAGTTCACCACCATTATATGTAGAACCGATAGAAGGTCCTTGTCCAGAATTTGTACTATCACCCTGTACACGAACACCAGTTGGTCCTCTAAATCTCAAGGAAATATTGTATGTTAGGTTTCCACCAACATCAACTACTCTAATAATATCACCTGTTGTTGGATTTTGTGGAAGCTTGACAATAGTATCGGCACTAGGAGCAACGAAGTAATTCACATTAGATACAGCCTCGATAACATCTTCTCCACCACTGACATATACCCACTTTCTGGCACCAGATGGAGTAAAGAATCCAGTAACTCCAGCAAAATCCATTGATCCATCGTTGCCGATTTCAAATAGTTTTTGCTCTAGAGTTCCACCATCACCATCACTAACAATCTTGTTGACTGTTAGATCGCCACCGTTAATCTTAACATCGCCAGAGAATGTGCTGAGGCCAGTTCCTTCTACAGATAGGGTTCCAGAAATTGTTAGGTTTCCAGTGCTATTCTGTAAGAATAGTTTCTGACCAAATACAAGTCCGCCGTCGCCATCATCAACAGGATTATTGTCAGTAATTAGTAAATTACCGCCTCTCAATGTAGTGTTGGATGTAGAACCTTGTACAGTAAATCTATCACAGTTAGCACCACCAATACCAAGATCACCAAAGATACATGTATTGCCAGTAGCACTATCAACAGCAAACCTTTGACTGGTTCCATTAGTAATAACTAAACGTTCTTGGTTTGTAGTTGTTGATCCAATTAATGTAAATGTCTTATTAACATTTAAAGTTCCAAGAATGTCAGTATTGCCTGTGGTTGAATCTACTACAAATACTTCAGTTGCTGGATTACCACCATCATTGATAACAAATTTCTGGTTTGTCGTTTGGTTGATAGCATTTACATTAGCTAGTTCTCCGTCACTAAATCTCAAAATATCGCCAGAAATTACAGATCCGCTGAATACACCAGTTTGAATTGTCTGTATAGTTCCAGAACCTGGATTATTCAATCCATTTTCTTCATTAATAAAACTTACATCATTTGCTAGAGTATATTTAACAAGAACAGCATTATCTGGGTGATCAGTTCTTAGGTAACGATAAGTTCCAGTGGAAGATCCTACATTTGGTCCAGAAACCATTAGCTGATCGCCAGTAAGAGCATTTCTTGCTCTTCGGACTTTAATTCTTAGTGGCAGATCGGAAATATCATTTAAATTAGTTAATTCAATAACTTGTACAAGTTCGCTATATTGTTCGCCAACTGGAGAAGCTGTAGTATTTTGACCTGTTACTTGGAGAGAACGATCAATAAGGACATAATCACCAATACCAAATTGATTGAAGCTTTCCTCCCCAATAGGTAAGAAATATTCTTCTGGATTAGCTGGGTTAACTTGATACTCACTTCCGCCCCATAGTGATAGACCTTGAGTATCAATGGTTCTTTCAATTTCAACTTTTTTGAAAATATCGACATTTAAATTATCAATATTTCCTCTGGAATGTAATGTAGTAGGAGTTCCAAAAGATCCTCTTCTTACAGTGAAAGCACCAGCGTTTAAACCACCAATTAATGTAATATCACCTTTAATTTCGGCGGCGTTTTCAGCAACAAGAGTATTGTTAATCGTCGTGAAACCACCAGCTCCACCAATCTTTAATCTTGTTACAGACGTAGCAAAATCAAGTGTAGAAACGTTTCTACTGAACATCTCAAGTTCTCTAGAATTAACTTGGAACTCAGAAAATCCAGTGCCAGGAGGATTATATGTACCAATTGTTAAATTACCATCAATTTCAGTGAATCTATTTTTAATATTAAATAAACTTTCTACGTTACTGAGTTTTCCATAAGCACCACCCATTCTGATAATGCTGGTGTTAGTATTTGTTTCAGATACTGTACCAATATCAATTAAGGAATTAGTAGATCCACTATGAATCCAAAGTTCTGTAATTGGAGCAAATCTACCAACGTTTACTACTTGAGTATTAGAAACATTACCAACGTTAATTGTCTGATCTTCATTTGTAATATTACCTATGTTTAACTCTTCAGCAACACTAAAAGCATTTACAGAAGTAGCAACCGTATCAATTAAATTAAACGCTGTGCTAGTAGTAGTTAATGATCCACCATTTATCGCCAAATTAGATTCTAATTTAAGATCATTTGTAATTCTAGCATTACCCTTGACTACAAAATTTCTATCTAATTCAGCTAGTGTAGTGTTAATACCAATTCTACCACCAACATTTGAAGCAGTTACTGCAGTTGTTGAAGCAACACGAAGAACAACTTCGTCGTCTGGAGTATTTACTCTCGGGTCAAAACCTACAATGAAAGCATGATCAACTTTATTAAATGTTCTATTTGCTAGAAGTGGGTTATCAATAAAATTATTTGGTGTTGTACTTAGAGTTCTACCACTAATGAAAGCATTGCCAACTACGTCTAAGTTTGCTCTAGGATCAACTGCTTCGGATACAAATCCTTCTAATTGATCCCCACCACTACCATGCTTTGCTCTAGAAAGAGTGTTAATTCCTAGCTTAAAGTCACCATAGTTATCAGTATTTGTTCTAATTGTTTCGGCACCTAGAACTCCAAATTCTTTCCAAGAATTTCTAGAAATTTCAATTTTCCAGTCAGCTGGAATAATTGTTGGATCATCAATACTGGTAGAAATAATAAATGGAGATGTTACTTGGAATTTATTAGTTGTAACTGTGCCAACTGTTCTTAGTCCATTTAAATTAGCAAATCTTCCAGTAAATCCAGTAATTTTTAATTTAGAACCTTGGACAATTCCAATATCAGCATTAGTTACACCAACTTGTAGTGTAAATTCAACAACATTAGAACCAAGAGCAGTAACAGTAAATACACTCTCAGTTACTTCATCGTAGAAATTGCTGAAAATCCAACCAAGAGATCCAGTTTTGTCTACTTGATTTCCTTTTAGAAGGATATCGCCTGGAATTGGAGAAACAGAACCAAATTCAACATTTAATCCAAGAGTATTTAATTCTTGATTTGGAGTATAATTTGATGGAACATTACCGTTTGTTTGATCTACATGTGTTCTAATGCTGTAGTTTTGACCACTTAAAGCAGTATTTCCTCTTGGGTTTAAAGTAAAGATAGCAGAATAAATGTTATTCTTGCTAAGTACAATATTGCCTTCAGAAGGAATGTCACTTAAAGCAAATGTAGCACTATCTAATGTTACATCTTCACCAGCAGCAGAATTCAAGTTAGAAACTACAGTTAGAGCGAATGGCTCCTGTGGTTCTACATTGATTGTAACTGGATTATTAAAATTGGCATCACCATCTACAGTAATATCTCTCTCAAATACTACAGGTAGTTCAAATGTAGTTACTAGACCGCCGAGATCTCCCTCTTCATCATCAGAAGAAACTAGCTCAGCTTTTTCAAGGAATGTTTCTTCGCCAGTGATAGCGTTGATCTTTCTATTACCAATATAAAGATCGCCGTTAGAGTTTAGACCAGTGTAGAATACAATACCACCATCTTCACGCTTAGACTGAGCATAGAAGTCTTGAATATCTGAAAGAACAACTTCCTGACGTAGTGGGAAGCCAGTTGAGTAGTTACCAGGACCAAATCCTAAGTATTCAAACGTATGGTTTCCAGAACGAGCAATAGATGGACGACGAAGTTCTACATATAGTCTATTTTCTGTTGGATATGGAGAATCACCTGAAATAGGAATTAATCTGTCTTCAGATCCAGAAGTAGCATTACCAGACTGAGCAGTAATGGCATTTGTAACATAATCATATCTATCAAGTGCTGGATTATTAATAAAATCTAAAACAACTTCTTTAGTTTCACTATTCTTTGAATCGTTTGTTGTTACAAGACCATGTACAAAGTTATCAGCAGCACAAATTGTAGCAGGAACATCAGTAATTGACGTATCTCTCGTACCATCTGGTCTTACTTGGAACCATAATGGATCATTCTTATAATCTAATGGATATAATTGAGAAATTGGTTGGCTGAATTTAAAGTTTCTGAAGTTTGTACCAACACCAGGACCAGTTGGATATGGAGAAACATTTCCTTTAATACAAGTTAGATAGTAAATACCAGCTTGTTGATTAGGAATACGGCGTTGAATTTCATCAATGTCAAAAATATAGAATGAATCTTCGATCTCCCCAGCATCTTCAACAGAAATAATTCTGTACTGGGTGCTATCATCGTCTTCGATAATATCACCAGGAGTCATTGTTAATACATTAGCATCCTTAATACTGTATAGATAATCTTTTCTATCAGACTTACTAAGTGTATTATTTGGGCTTCCTACACTATTTTCTTTAGCTTCTAAAGTAGCAAAAATTACAACAGCATTGCCGTTGCCATCAAATACTGGTTCCCCGTCATTATCAAGAACAGGTTGTGTGAACACAGTATCTACCAATGAATTGTATTCAATTCTCTTATTATCATCAATATTTTTGATAATTAAATAATGTTCATCGGTATCTTCAACATTAAAATAACCTTGTAGATAACCAGAACCAGCGGAGAATCCAGACCAAGTAATTCTGTTATTAGATACACTACTTAAAGTGTTGAATCTAAACGATCCACCCTGAGGGGCATTAATTTTAACAGTAGTGAATTTCTCGTTTCTTAACTGATCGTTAGTAATACCATAATCAAATACAGTTAGCTCAAGATAATTTGAACCTTCTACTTCTACTTGACGAGCAGACTGAATGCTAAACGATACTTTACTCTGGGTTTTGTCACTATCAACTACTTTTACTTGATTAATATTATAGGGATCATAAGCAAAATTAATATCTAGTTCATTCTTAGGAAGACCTAATTGCTGAGCAATTGTTCCTCCAGTTGGTTGTTGTACTTGAATTTCAAAATAAGCTAGATCAGGTGATCCAGAAGCAACGGGAGAAAGAACAATTCTTTGTGGTAAAAGTTTTCTAGTTTCGTCAGTTCTTGCTTTGAGAACAAATCCATTAAGAGGATCACGAACACCTTGAGCATACTCAGGAATTACATAACGTAAACGATAAATTCTATCCTGAGCGTTTCTGCCGTCTTTAAGTCTCTTATAGAAAGTATTTTTACTTCTAGCATCTTTTAATGTATCACCAAGCTCTTGAATTCTTTTAATAATGTTAAAATTATTGCTAATTTCATTTTTTGTATTAATATACCATTGACCAGTTGTTGTATCTGAATTAACTAAAGCAGCATCAAACTTAACTGGGCTTTCTCTTTTATCAGAAAATACGTAGAAATTTTTACCAAAACCTGGAGTAAAAATAATTCTAGGTGTTCCAGCGATAGCTTCAGCAGAACTATAAAATAGAGCAAATGTTTTTGGAGTTACAAATCTAGCGTAGTAGTACGTAGTAGTATCAATTGGTTCAGTAATGCCAGCATTAGTAATTTGAGGTAGTTCTGATTCGCTAGGATCACCAAAAGTTCTAAAGAATACTTTATGTACTGTATCCGAAGAAGAAGGTACATCAAAAATATGAGGAACGTCTGTTTGAATTACATCAGTTTGACCAGTAACAAAGTTACATAGGTATTGATGTAAGTCGTATGTATCATCTAATACATATTGCTGAAGTTCAATTTCTACATCAGGATCTATAGAATCAGTTTCTGATGAATAGATGTAAATGCCAGCAGCTGCGTTTTCTTTAGTTCTGGCAAGCATAATCTTAGTAGATTCATCTGATCCAAAAGTATTTGGATATTTTACTTCATCCGAATAATCTTCTGGAGAAGTTGCTCTGCCAGGAGCAATTACATAGTAAATTGTATTGGTTTCAAATCCTCTAGGAAGTCTAATTACTCTCTTGTCTGGATTAGTTCCTTCCCTCGCTTTGGGTACTAGACGAACTGCCGTACCAGTTTCAAATTTATGTGGATTAGAAGTGCCACCACCAGTATTTACTGTAAATAAAGTTGATCTAGAAGCAAGATTAGCTGTATCAAGAACTGGTTCAACTCGTGTTACATTATTAAATTCTGGTTCAGTTCTATTAATTCCTATCAAATCTCCAGGATCAGCATCAGTTCCAATAGCTTGAGTTAAAATACCAGCAAATGTTGTAATTGTGCTGGCAACATCAGCACAATCATTTGCTGGATCATATACCCCAGCTTCACCAGAAATATCACCAATAACAGTGTTATCTATTACTTGAGATAAATTGTGATCACCTTCAATAGTAATCACTTGATTTTTCATTGCTTGAATAGCAAGATCTCTTACTTCAACATAAACTTGAATAGCTTGAGGTCTTTCTCCAGATAAAATATTTGGCTGAAGTACATATTCTCTAGAAAAATCATATACATCATTATTTCCACCAAATTTAACATTGTAAGCAATAGCGTCAACAAAAAGTCTTACATCACTAATAAATTCTGGGTAAAAACTGGATAAATTAAATCCAGAATTATCTCCAAGCATTCTATCAATTGCTTCTTGTACAATTAATTCTTTGTTGGAAAGAATTAAATTAGAAGCATCGATTTCTCTGCCGCCCAATGGCGTTAATCCTTGGTTAAGAATTAAGAAAATATTTACAAAATATTCTTGAATAGCATTAGCTACATTTGAACACTCTGGATATCCATTTCCTTCAGTAGGACCCCAAGTGCTTACATCTTGAATTAGAGTGTCATCTTTGATGGCTGGAGTAGCTGCCCAAGTTCCTTGTAAGTTTGAATCACTATCAATAATAGAAGCTGTTTTGGGGAATTGAAAATACAAATAAGCAGAAGAAGAATTTAAATTAGCAGGTACACTCAATCCTTCATCTAATTTACTTCCAATATTTCCTAATTCAATTCTAGTTGAATCGACAATTCTCTTAACATAAACATTATTAGGAATTACTGGATTTATTTGAACAGGGGTAGCAAGAGGATTTAATTTACCATTAGTAAAATTAGCTATAGTGTAATCATATTGAGTAACTTTCATACCAACAAGAATACCACTAGTATCACCAATATCTACAATAGCAGATCCTTGGGTAGTAATACAATTTCTGATGAGATAATCATAATTTCTCATCGCTGCTATACAAAGATTCTTAACGTAATCTAACGCTTCAATAGTTTCGTTAAGTTCGTTAGGAATATAAGCTAGCTGACCACCAATATAATAACCTTCAGCAGCCTGAATGGTGTTAATATTACCACCAAGTCTCAAATCCTGAACAACAGCATCTACAAAATAACCGATATCTCTTTCACACTTAGAAATATTAATTGTTGTCTTGGTAGTAAGTTCAGGATACTTTTGAAGAATGTATCCATAAGCTTCTTGCTGAATAAATGTTTTGTTGGTTTCAATAATATTTGAAGCATCCTGTGCTCTGTTATCAATTGAAATACCATCGGGATTTAAAGTTTCTAAAGCTACAGTATATCTCTTAAAGCCATTAGGAGTAACAGTAGAGAAATAATTCTCTGTTGTTCCTGAAGGAGATTTTAGCTTTAAAAATATTTTTTCGTCTGTTTTAGCACCAAGTCTATAACCGCTAATTGATGTTGATGGCCTATCAAAAGGACTATATGAATCATCGCTACCATAATATAGTTTAGTTTGATTAGTTACATCTTTTGATGGCTGCAAAGCAATAGAATAATACTTTAATTCCGTTTCATTAAAGGCACTATCATCAACTTCTTTTACAGGAATAATATCAGTAATGTAACCACCTTTATCCTGGTTGAAAGAGAATCCTTTAAATCCTACAGCGTGGAGTGAAGTGTTACCAAAGTTAGAGTTGGAGTTGGTGATAGACATATCACCGCCAGATTCCATCAAGAAGTGATCAAAGAATCCTACAGCAAATACCGAAACACACTGAATGAAAGAATCATCAGAAGCACGGATGTGGAAATTTCTCCAATCATCTTTCCAGTAAGCATCACCTTTGGTATGGTAAGGAATCGTAGCAAAAGCGTCTGTTAATGATGCTTGATTCCAAGTATTAGAGAACTCGTCATAACGAATAAATGCTCTATCATCTCTTTGTAGAGAAACACCAGTATACTGGGCAACAACCATCGACTTGAATCCAGTTGCTTTAGATCCATCTGCCCACATACCACACTGACCCCAGGTGGAACGAATAGAACAGTTAAAAACGTATGGTGAAGCGGATTCTACAGAGTCAATTTCTGCCTGTGATCTAGCACTCAAATTTAATGATGGTGTACTGGAATTACTGTATCCAGTTTCATTAATATCAAGACCTAAAATTGCTGGGGTAGTAGCAACTTCATACTCAAATACTCGGGGATCTTCTTGATCAACAGCAGTTACTTTGAAAGTACCATTTAATAAATCATTGAGACCATTATCTACAATAGCAACATACTGATTTACAAAATATCCATGAGCAATTTTAGTAGTAGCTACAATTATAGTCTTAGATGGATTTGTTGACTGCTTAAGTCTAAGGTTTACAATGCTTCTTGTATCAGAAAGAGGACCCACAATTCTATTTTCTTGTGGTAGAGCCTCTAAGTCACCATCATCAATTGTTGGTTGGAATAAAGCAAAAGCAGTAGCAACTTTGTTGTAATACAGATCTAGATCATCTAGATCAGCATACGTCATGATGGTGATCTTGTGGTGTGAATACTCAGGTACTGCTAATTGAGTATTATTTCCTTTCTGGAAATACACTTTACCAACTCTATCATTACTATCATAAAGAGGAGAATTTTCTGATAAATCTCCGTCCTTGATGGTAAATTGCCAAATATAACAACCACCAGTTAGATTAAAGATCGAAGTTCTTTCCTGAGTGCCGTCAGCAGGATCGGGGACATAAAGAGGTCTAACAATAGTTCTACGTAGGTCATAGCCGATTAGAGAGCAACCTCTGGGAACAATAGCACCACCAGTAGAAGCATTAAATTTGTAAAGAACGTTATCTGGATTGGAAAGATCAAGAATAGAATTATCTTCCCACTCTTCCAATGCTCTATTGTAATTAAATACTGGAATATCACCAGTAATTTGAATACTAGAAAGACTTGTAATATCTCCTTCTGAAATTACAGTGGTAATGATGCTAACAAGAGTATCAATTGTTGATTGTACATCAACACAAGTAGCAGCATTTCCTGATGGAAGATTTGGAACAATTGCTCCACCAGAGCCATAAGTTGCTGGACCAGCAAGAATATTTAAGTCTTTTGAATAAAGCTGATTGGTTACAGCTTTTTTCATCATATCACGAGCAGCATTAAAAGCAAACACAGATTGTGCTTCTTCGCCCAAAAGACCATTAGAAATTGGAAGACCTTCTTTTGTGAAATATGCTTTAGATGCGGCAACGACATTAGCATTTCCGCCATTAGCGAGGTCAGCAGCAACAGCATCAACAATGTAACCAATGTCACGTTTACACTTAGCTTCCCCAGTACCGATGGTAGCAACTGTTTCTACAGGAAGATTTTCAAGATTACCAGTATTAATAATACTAGTTACAATTGCTGTAAGAGTGTCAATTGTAGTTTGAATATCAGCACAAGAATTTACATTGGTATTTGATCCTGTAAGAGGATCTGCATTGAGCGTTAAATCTTTATAAGTTAGCTGATTGGTTACAGCAGATTTCATCAAATCTCTTGCTTTATTAAAAGCAGTGATTGACTCTGCTTCTTCTCCCTGAAGACCATTATCAATCCAAGCAGTTCCAGAATTATTGAAGTAATTTTGAAGGAATTTACGAGTATAGCGATTACCGCCACCTAGCAATACATCCAAAGATACAGCATCAATAAAAAATCCAATATCACGTTGACATTTAACTGAATCTGGATTTACAAATGTAGGATGAGTAATAGCAATTTGAGCAAAAGCTCCACTGATAATTTCTTGACGATTTTTTTGAATTAAACGATATGAGTCAAATCCTCTATTTAAAGGACTTTCAATTGGATCTCCAGGTACTACCCAATCAGTTCCCCAAGCAGCTTCGTCATATTGAATAGCAATTTCGCCAAAAGCTCGATCAATAATTTCTTGTCTATTAGAAATAATTAAAGTTTTAGCGTCAAAATATCTTTGCTTTTCTCCTCGGTCAATTTCAACAAGTCCTGGTCTGTTATCAATAAAGTGATCACCAGGCATCAACATGATGCTAAATTGGTCAAATCTATCGTTATCTTGTCCTGGCAGATAAGAATAACGGGCTACTTCAAGAAAGGCTCTTTGAATTGTCTTAAATGGACGTAAAGGAGAGTTACCTCTATTGTCTAACTCATCTGTAGCATTGAAATCATCTGGAGAAACATAGAGATATTTACCAGTTTTGCTTGAATACAGATTATCAAGTCTTGTAAGAGCCATAATTACTCAGACCTACTAGTTGTGTGCTTTCTTCTTCAAAGTATTTATACAATAAAACCCCTCCCGAAGGAGAGGTTTTAAGGCACACGGAAGGGGTTTGGATCATGGCAGTATCGCCAACTGGGGCGGCGGGATTCGAACCTGCAACCGATCGGTTAACAGCCGATAGCTCTGCCGTTGAGCTACACCCCATTAAGTTAAATATGATCCTTGTAAATATTTGAGAGCTTTTTCAACACCTTCAACAGTATCACCAAGTCTCCCAATACCCACATTACAGTTATCACAAATAAATCCACGAATAGTTTGGGTGTTATGAATATGGTCACAAACTAATTTTAGATCAGTTCTGCCACAGCAAGAACAAGGAGTTCCTACTGGAGGAGTTTTAATTTTAAATATGCTCATTAATTTACGAGCAGCTTTATTATATTTTTTCCCAACAGAACTTCTACACACTTTACACACTGATCGAAGGTCTCCTTTAGACCCCCGATTTACATGATAATAATCTTTATTGAAGGGTTTTTCAATTCCACAACAAGCACATGCTTTTCTGATTTGTTGGGACAATTCAGATTTTTCATTAAAAAGAATTTCAATAACAGATGCAGACATAACTAAAATACTTCTTTAGATTTAATTTTTACCCAATTGAGTAAATTCAAATATTGAAACTTATCGTCGGTTTCCTCCTTTGTTTGAATTAGGGTTTCAAGTGCTTCGATAACCATTTCGTGATCTTTTTTAGATAAAAGAGTCATTTGTTTACCCTCGACTTTTTTGACGATTTTTTGGCGGGGAATTTTTTCCCGATTTCATGGATTTAGTTTTTCAATTTCGGATTATAGAATCCGATGTCGATGAGAGGACTTGAACCTCCACGTCCGAAGACACTGGAACCTAAACCCAGTGCGTCTACCAATTCCGCCACATCGACATAACCACCACGGCATTCTGGTTTATCTTTCCAGCGCAAATGATGGTTCCTCTGTCTGGGAATTGAACCCAGTTTCCAACTCCCTTGTCGGGGTGTCCTTACCAATAGACTACCAGAGGATTGGTGAGTCGGATATGATGATCCCGACTCGTATGAAAGATCCGAACATTTCCAGACCTTTCAAAGCCCAAGGTCGGACTCGAACCGACGACCTACGCTTTACAAAAGCGTTGCTCTATCCAACTGAGCTACTGAGGCATTCTAGCAAATTCAAACCTACCATATTTAGATCCCCAAAGCTGATGTTTATGTTCAGCACAGAATCCACGGTCCATAACATAATAATGAGTTGGAGTCAACTCAATTTGATTTTGAAGATAAGTCTCTCGACCCATCCAGTCTACCATACAATCACAACCTTGTATACCCCCGACAAATGACTGACCTTGTTGAGTGAGAACTACATCACAGCCAGACTTTAATTTTAGCACATCCTTGTCAATGTTGTCAAGGTGTTTAAATCCAAGATAAGTTTCTTTATTTTGGATTTCATAATTATAAATTCTAATTTGGTTATTTTCTTGAATTGGTTCAAGAACAAATTGCCTGTATGGTTTATTTAATTGATAATTGTATGCTTGTTCGCCATAAATTAATCCTTCACCCAAATTTACATGAGTAACTCTAATGTAGGCGTACTTACTTGGGTGAGAAAATGCTTGAATTTTATTTTCAAATCTTCCTTCAATTAATCTAAAAAATTCATTAATCATCTTTTGGCAGTAATTCAGGATTTTCTAATTCAAGTTCAAACATTAATGGATGTACTTCTTCTAGTATCAAATAGTTAGACCATACATAAAGATCTTCATCATCAAAATCTCTATTACTAAGAGCTTCTGTTTGAATGCCTGGGTGATCTTGAACTATTTGTGGAAGTTCATCAAAGGTATATGGCATACCTTGAATGAAATACATACGAACTACCTCGCCCATATAAAAGCAATATGATTGAGATAGTGTGTATTTCATTACTTTTTTCCACTCAATTTATTTAGTGGAATACCCGTGGTCAGATTCGAACTGACCCTGGAAGCATTTTAAGTGCTCTGTCTCTGCCGCTGGACTACACGGGCATGTGTATGAGACAATCATAGCAGGTTTTGCTGAGATTGTCAAGTGCTGGTTGTGGGGATCGAACCCACCTGTCTTGCCTTATGAGGGCAGTGCTTTCTCCAGAGAGCTAAACCAGCGTTTGTAAAAACTCTCCCCAACTATCACCATAATGTAAGATATGGTGACAATTATGACAAAGAAGATCACATTTGTCAACTTCTTCTTTAATGGTTTCCCATTTTCTATTAGCAAAAGATCTTCCATCAAGTTTTAATTCTTTTTGAGATGGGTCTCTGTGGTGAAAACATAGAGTTGCTGGTCTATCTTCGCCACATTTTTCACATTTGCCACCTTTATATTGAAGGGCTTTCCATTTATTAGAATAACCTCTTGCTTTTTGTTCAGTATAAGTGTCTCGGTTTATTGTAACTGGGTCATTTTTATAACGCCATTTTTGCCTACAAGCATTACTACACCATTTTTTTAGTCGTCCTTTTGTCATTCTCTCATTAAGAATGTCACATCCACAACCTTGACAAGTAGTAATATTAGTATCCATAATGGTGTTATGAAGATATACATACACCTATTTATACAACAAGTGTATGTAATGGGAATACTGGGAGTTGAACCCAGACTAAGCCCTTATAAGGAGCCCGCTCTAACCATTAAGCTATACTCCCATGAAATGAAGTGATTATATCAATTTAATGGCTTCATATTCGTCCTGTTGCTTTCGATAGCCAATTTAAATTAAGAACTAACCTATGAGAAGTGTTTGTCGAAGAAACTCCTGTGTGAAGCATGTTATTCGGAAACACACAAATTCTATTTTCTATAGATTTTACTATAGTACCGTCAGAAAATTCTGTAAACCCATTATTGGTATTAATGTAATAAATTGCCGTCATTCCTTTTCCCAAAAAAGAGTTAGATACATCTACATGAAACCCTGCTTTATTAAAGCGTCCTGTGTTGGGGGTTAAATTAATTTGTGCTCTCAATAAAGAAGATATTTGTAGTTTATCTACAATTGGCTCTATTATAGGATAGTATTCATTTCTTGTAACATCATGTGATACTTGAGTATCTTCAATATAGCGGTGATGAACACTAACTAGTTTATGTACAAAATGTAAATTACTATTTGGATTTCCTACATAAAGATTATTTGGTAAAATAGTTCCTCTATTCCAAGGAAATTTAGAGCTGTTTGTAGTATTTAAAATATTTAAATGCTGAGAGGCTTCTAAAAAATTATCGATCGTTGTTATACTATCTACATATAACATCAAATTTTTTCTTCATTTGTTTTACACGTTTTTTAGCAGCTCGTAAAGCCTGAGGTTTAAGAGTCCTCTTTTGTTCTTTGCTGCTGTGATGTTGCCAGTTTGGAACAGTCATTGGATTTCTTTGACCTGTGTGTATTTATAGTACCACCTACAGGTGAGCTTGTCAAGCCGATTGTGCCACTAGTCTCTTTGTCTCCAGTCATCAGGCTTATCCTTGGTCCACCAATCAACCATATCATCAATACTATCGAAACCACTCTTACCAAACCGTTCGTGTCCAGTGCCACCTATATCAAGTTGGTTTAAAAAATCATCCATATCTCCCTCCACCATATGTGGATTTTCTGCTGTTCGTCTCGCCTGTCTCAACATAGTACCAGCAGTTCGATTAGCTTTGGCTAATTTTTCTGCCCATATCATTTCTTCCAAGCTCACTTCTTCATGTTGAGCGATCTTGTTACAGATACCTTCTAAACGTAGACGATATTGTGTAGACAGCATGTATATTCTCCATATAGAATTATTTATTAGGACCCTTAACCCCTGACAGAGCTATCATACTGAGGTTTTGGGAAATTGTCAAGGGTATTGACTTTAAAAGCAAAATGGTTTAATATGGTACTCAACTTTTTTACTCATTTTTACCTGGAGAATTTTTTCCCGATTTCGTGGATTTAGTTTTTGAATTTCAGTTTAGGTAAATCTGTGTAGCAACTACAGAAACTTTAGCTGGTTCTAAAGTTATTTTAGATGTCTCAGCAAAAGAAATTAATGCTTGGGTTTGAGTTAATTCAATGGCTCCTAATTTACTACCAACATTAACTTTAAATTCTTTTTCATCTAAAGTCATTTTACTGACTTGACCAGCAGCTTCAAATTTATATCCACCTGTAGTAGTAGACATCTCAACTTTACCACCGCTAGAAACTTTATACGTAGCAATTTCTGGTGTTGGATTTGCTCCTATCTCAAGGACATAAGACTCTTGTTGAGTGCTTTCCCGAATTGAAGTTCCTGTGATAACAGTCTTTTGTTTTCCTATAGTTTTTTCCGATAGGTTTCCTTTTACTTCCCTAGCATAGTCAAGATCTACGTTCAAAGAGTAATTTTTGTTTACGATTTGTTTGTAATCTCCTGTCACACCTAGTTCATAATTACCATTTACAGTATAATTAATACTACCTGGAGTAGAAACAGATGTGACAGCGTTAGGATTATACTGTTCAATTTGTACTTCACCTGCCCCTTTGGAATATTCTCCGCCGCTTAAATTTTTCTCAAAGAAACTAGTGTTTAGATTAAAAGTTCCCCCAAACATGTTAATTCTGCCTCCTTCTTTACCAGCAGAAATGTTTATGTCTTTTCCTGAAGTTAAATTTAATGTGCTCGAAGCATTTAATGTAATATTTTCTCCTTTTATTACAGCTTCTCCGCCAATACATTCAATGAGAACATCACCATATACTTTCAAAGAATATGCTGGTAGTTTTGTTTCGTCTATTCCACCTTTACTATTAGTTTCTTTTTTTAAAGATCCATCATCTGGTCTTCCCTCAACTTCAATGGCAACAGACTTTGTTTTTTGTAGTTGGGATTCAGATTTCATGATAAGTTTTCCACCACAGCCACTTTGAGATGGAGAACCAGTGCCAAAAATTATATTTCCTTGGTTATCAATATGGAAAGCAGATTTTCCATCAGTAATAGCAAATCCAGAAGAGCCATCTTCTGGAAAAGTATAGGTAGTTAGAGTCCATTTGCCAAGAATATAAGAATAATCTGGAATAGGACCTTCACCATAGCTAACAGATAAATCCCCAGTTGAATTAGGAACTGTACCTTTAGTTACATCTGGATTTGAAGCTGGTTTGTTAGTTACAGACATTATGGACAATCAATATATTTACCTGTTCCGATCTTGGTGTATCCTCTGGTCTCAAGTTCAACTTTATCTAGACAATTTAGACTTGGTAATACTCTAGCACCAGCACCTCCACCACCTCTAATTATAATACTAGGAATGTTCTTAAATGTTTTTGTTCTATCTAAAACTTCGACACTAAAAACGTATCCCAATTCATTTATTCTAGCTCTAGCAATTCCTTGCTCTCCATTGATAAACACATCAGGCTCAGAAGTATATCCTCTTCCTGGATTTAATAGTGTATATGAATCAATTACACAAGTTAAATTTTGGTTATCTGGATTATTTTTAACGTATCCTCTTCCAGTTCTAGTAACTCTAATTTCACTAACGTAGCCATTTTCATCCAATAAAGCTATGGCAGAAGCTCCGTAACCTTTACCACGTACAATAACTCTAGGTGGTTTTTGATATGGGCAACCCCTTCTACTGATTGGTATGCTTATGATTGCTCCAGAGTCATTTGTTACAGGAACACCAGCAGTTGGCGGATTGATACATGGGACCAATGGTGTTATAATGACTGGTTCATCTTCTATAATGTCACCAAGTACAATAATTTGAGCTGATGCTCCAGTTCCATTAATAATAAATGTAATTGTTTCATTAGTTTCTATTTCCAAATCTTTATTAATGCCAACATAAATTTTTGCTGTGTTGTTGTAAATAACAAACGTTCCAAACAATTTACCGTTGATAATGTCGTTTGATTTCAATGAAGAACCGTATAGTACATATTGTAAATTAGTTCCATCAGGAACATTAGATGTAGTTACAGTAAATTCTGCCGTTTCTCCTTCCATATATTCTATTTTATCTGATTCGACAAAGAAAGATGGTGTAATGATAGTAACTTCTTCGTCTTCTGGTATAGGATCAGCAGAAATTATTACTGAAGTAGCATCACCATTTTCAACGCCAACAATACTAAATGTCAATAACTCAGAATTTTCTATATCAGCATCTTTTGCTATTTGTACAAGAACTGTAGCAGCATTATTAACTATAGTAAATGTTCCAGATAATTCATATTCAATAATATCAGTTTTTTCGATTTCTGGTCCAGATAATTCGTAATTAACTACTGTATTGTCTGGAACATTTACTGATGTAATTGTATAAGTAATTGTTTCTCCTTCATCATAAACAATCTTATCAGACTCAACAAAATAATACGGATCTTCTGGAATATCATCCCCCAAAATAGTGACAATAGCCGAAGCATTAGTGTTATCAATACTAAAGATAAGTCTTTCACTTGGGTCTGGAATGTCTTCATCAATTAAATTACCATCCTCATCTTCTACTTGAGTAGAAAAATCATTATTAATTGTTGTTTTAATTTTAACCTCAGCAAAATTATTCACAACTGTAAACGATCCTGTTAATTGACCACCATCAACATCATTTGAACTGATGTCTCCAGAAATTGTGTATGATAGCGTTACGTTATCAGACACATTTTGAGTTACTATATTAAAAGTTATTTCTTCTCCTTCAAAAAAAGAATTTCTATTTGGAATAACAGTATAAGTAGGAAGAGTGGGAAGAATTGTATTTAAAGTTGTCTTAGTTTTGACAGGAGATGTAATAAAATTAGCGGGTGGGTTTAAAATAGTAGTTGATTGCGTTGATGTAATCTCTCCAATGCCAGTAGGTAATTCACTAATTGGATCTTTAATAGCATTCAAATCATAATTTAAAATTTCACATACAAAAATTTTCCCATCAGGGAACGAAACTACAGATCCTTCTGGAGTTGTACCTTCAGAAAGTTTTATTTGAAATGTTTCAACATTTTCATCTATATCATCAGCTAAAGTTTTAAACACCAAAGTTTTTTCTGATTCTCCTGGAGCAAAACCTAATGTTCCTCCATTAGTAGGTTTGATAAAATCAATTCCTTCTGTTGCAGATCCATTAATTACTTGATATTTGACGCTAGAAGACACTAAAGTGTTTCCTTCTCGAAAAATTGTGAACGTAGCGTTCTTTCCTTCTACTACCTGAACATCACTTGATCGATAAACAAAAATATTTTCGAGACTTGCTACATCAGAATCAACTGGAACATCTTCTGCTGGTTCAAAAATACCACCAACAAATACGATACTAGTTTCTTCATCTTCTGTAGATTCTTTTGATTCATCACAAATGGAAGATCCAGCTAAAGGACCATCTTCTAATTGCTCGATTAATTTATCTAACCAATCTTCTGTATCTTCTGTACCACAATCAGTACATTCTTTCGTTACCTTTTCACACTGTGTGGAAGGACCATCACAACTAATACCAAGTAAACTAAAAACTTCATTGATAGCTGATCCGATTACATTAAGTGGGTCTGCTAAAGTATCTAAGAAATCTTGTAAAGGTCCCAATACTGTACTTAAAATTTCTTCTAGTCCATTTAAAATTTCGTTAATAATAGACTCTACTACAGCATCAATTAAACATGTAACAGCATTAAATGCTTCCATGAAAATATCTAATAATAAATCAGTAAGCCACTGTGCTAGAGTGTCTGTAAAATCAGCCATCTCACAGCCAAGGTCATCAAGAATTTCATTGATTACATCTAGTACTGGCTTTAATCTGCTTTCTTTTTTAGTAATTGGTTGGAAAGGTTCCACACCAAGATCAGGAGCTACTGGTCCAGTGTTAACATTCCCAAGCTCATCTGTAGTTGGAACATCAGCAATCAATGTGACTTCCACTAAACCATCAATACCTTCTCTAACTACATTGACAACTTCTCCTTTTGCTCGGGAAACAAAACTGGATACAAGTCTTGTTGCTTTGTTAACGTAAGTTCTGGCGATTGATTCGTAATTACTTAACTCTCCGTTAATCTGACTGACATAATAATCTCCAAGCTGACCACCAGATTGTTGATTGGCTGCCAGCATTTCAGATAAAATATTTGTTAACCCTCCAGACAAATCAGATTCTGATCCACATTTTGGATTAGCGATTTCCACACATACTTTTGCTCCAGTTGGGTTTGTAGCAGTGTTTTCAGCAAATAAAGCATAGAAACTTGCTGGGGCTTTTCCAGGTACAGCGGCAGCAATTAATCCAGTTTGCCCAGGTTTAGTATATTTTGAATCGTCAGCTTCAGCTTCACCACCATCTTTCTTTTTTTCTGGTAGAGGTTCGTGCTTGTAAGGATTTCTTTCTGGATCAAAATATGTCGTAAAAGATTTACATGTTCCAGATGGATTAGGATCTTTCTCATAATTTTCTATTAGCGTGGACCCAGCTGTATGTCCAATTGATCCCATGATAATTGGTTTTTGTTTATCAGCATCTAAGTAAAAACCAATTACCCAATTACCTTGTCTTAAGTCTACAGAAGCTCCAGTTGTACCACCATCGGTAAATGGTGTAGTGACTGGCATCATTACGTTTGCCCATGGCAATTCATTAGTAGGTGTAGCATCACAGTCCTTCAGATGCTGACCTACAATTCTTACACGATACCTACCAGAATTTTTTGGATCATCGTTTTTGTTTGATTCAACTTGTCCAACCCACCAGTTAAATCCATCAGAACCTATTTGATTTATTGGAAACAAAGATGATAATACTGGATCCATATCACACAGGATTTTATATATTATTTATTGTGTTTTAGAAGCATAATCTTTCATCCCATAAGAATCTCTAATTAGAGTGAGAAAAGTATAACATCTTCTTTTCTTTGGATCAAAAACATGATTGACTTCGGAAATTAAATATGTTCCGCTATGCTCGGGGTCATATTTTTCTGTAATTTTTTGTTCTTGGGTGACTTGGTTTGGAATCATGATGTCAATAACATCCCCAACTTTAATAGCTGGTGATCCATTTAATTTAATTTTTACTTTCTGGTTTGTTAACGAATTTAATCTAGAAATAGATTGAGCCATGTAAAACTTTTGGTAATCTGGAAACTGAGTTGCTCCATTTTCTCCGTCTCTTTTTTCTGGAGAAGCAGAATCCTCCCCGTCATACCAAGTTTCGTGGTCTAACACCATACTCATAACACGAGTAGGATACTTAGATAATTCTTTCTGACCATAAGGCAATCCTTTTTGAGAGCCCAGATGCTTCATGCTTTCATATGATTTGTCGAGAGAATACACATATTCTTCATAGGCACCTGTACTATAATTGTAATAACAAATTACAGAAGAGAATGCTCCTGTTCTAAGCTTGTTAAGAATATCAATCTCGTTTAAGAAATCAATTGATAATATTTTTCTATCGGGTGAAGAATTTACATCAGCAGGTTCTTGAAAATATGTTCCAACTGATTTTTCTCCAGCACATAAAGTATCAATTGATTTAAAAACATATCCATCTTTATTTTCAAAGAAGAAATATCCAGCACTACCGTCCACACTACCGTAGTCAGAACTATCTACTGGTTTTAAAGAAGAAACACTTTGATTACTTGATGTGGTGGTTTTTGATTCTTTATTTTCTGTAACTTTAGATGTGCTAGAATTTGCTACTGCTTTAGATTGAATACTATTGATGATAGAAAATGGAGATTTTTTTCCTGGGTTGAAAATAATATTAAATTTTGTTGATTCTTCTTCTAATTCTTTATCTGTCTTTAAGTAATCTTTTAAAAGAGTTTGAACAATTGTGTTTGGTTTGCCACTTAATGTTTTTGTAACACGGATACCTTCATTAAGCAATCCTTCATTAGATATTAACCCAAGCGTATATGTTTGAAATCTTTCGGCACCAAATCTACTATAAATTTTATACACATTCATATCATAATCATATTGTTGATTGTCTGGTCCAATTAAACTCACCTGTATTCGTTCGGTTCCTTGTATTGGCAACGATGATATAAGGTTAGCACCAGAATCAACCATCACTAAAGTTCCCGACACTACAGGAGATGTGACACTTTCGAAGTAATCAAATCTTTGAACAAGATCTGTAATATCATAAGATTCGTTAGACTTAACACGATATATGACTACAGATTTAATTTGAAAACTTGAAGCATATGGTTTTATATTATCTGACATTAACCAATACCTAACGAGAATGGACTATTATAAAAATCTTGAGTAGGATTTCTGCCAGATTCTATGCCCATTTCTCCGCTTGGAGGAGGAGCAGAACCAGCAGAAGCAATTTGTTGCCCACCACCTGTATTTAATACAGTTATTCCTCCGCCAACAGATTTATTTGAAGAAGAAGAAGGAGTAATTGAACTTATTCGATTTGCTCTTTCTGTTGCTCTATCTAAAGCCTGATCAAATTGATTTCTATTACTTTGTCTAATTATATCAGGATCTCCCCCATTTGTAGATGTAAAATATTCTACAATTGATTTGCCCTGTGGTTTAGACATGTCAAGTTTTGTTGCCCCATCATAAAAATCAAATCCAACTGTTGTCTTATGTGCTTTAATTTCTCCATATTCGGGATGATTAAAAATTCTTTCTTGGCCTACTTTAAGACCATAATTACTTGTTATTGCTTGTCCAAGTTGTGCTGCTGGCGATGATGGGGGTGGAGTATTAGCTACAGTTTCATACTTTTTCAAATGTTCTGTATATCTTTTTGCCGCCTCTGGAGTATGAACATTTGGTTGACTACCTCCAGGTAATGAAGGCCATCCTAGATCTTTAGATAATTTAGGGAACACTTGAGTTTCTAACTGCCCCGATTTCAATGCGTTAACCAAGCCCGCTTCTCCTCCTTCACCTCCACCAGCATTCCAAACAGAAGTCATAAAAGTTCTCATAATTTTAGTTTGATTTTCCATGCTAAATTTATCTTTTGTTGGATCTAAACCAGCATTAACTGCTCTTTCTCTTAGGTAAGAAGAATGAAATTGAAATGCTCCTAAAGCACCAGTCGATGAACCATTACCAATATATGATTTAGCTTTAGATATAGCATCATCAATAGTCATGTCAGAAAGTCCCTGTACTTCACCAATTCCTTGAACGGAATTAGGACCACCTTCTCCACCAGATATAGTTTGCATTAACGCTTTAATTTCTGCTGGAGCATCTCCTGGAAGCAAGCTCCCATCTCCACTTCCTGGTCCTGGTCCTGGTCCTGGTGTTTTGTTTATACTATCACCAAGTTTTTCAAGTAATTTCCCAAACCCATCAGTTAATTTGGCAAATAAATTTTTCTTAGACTCACCAGTTTCTTCTTCTGCTCCTTGTTCTTTTTTTGTTGACACTGATTTTTTAGTTGCGCTTACTATGGATGGAGGCAATCCAAACACTCCAGCAATTGGTCTCGCCACTCTTTCTATTTCTGGATTGATGTTAGCTCCTTCCCCACCAAGACGCTGCATGTAATATGTGGTGGCGGCAAGAATACTGCCACCAGCAGCCATCATTGGTAGTGACATTACATCAACCATTGATTGAGATAGTTTTGATGCTTCGGTAGTGCCACCTCCAGCAGTACCAATGATATTTTTTGTGGTATTAAATCCAAATTTAGATGTTATGGGGGCGGCATTTACTGTAGTATTTGTTCCTGTTTCATAAGTAGGAAAGTTGTTGAATGTATTAGATGATACAGGCGAAATATTATTGAATGTATTAGATGTTTTAGTTGTGCCCATTTCATACTTGGGCGTAGAATTTATAGTCTTTTGATTAACAATAGACTCTGTTGGTTTTGGTCTTACTTTGCCATCAATAGCACTAGGTTCCCCTTGAGTATAGTTGTTATCTAAGGGAACTACAGCTTCATTACCATGTAATTCTACCATGTATCCACTATCAGGACCAGAAAATACAGCGCCTGTTTCTGCTTTAGGGATATCATCTCTGTCATAAGCAGACATCTGCTGAAACTCTATGTCCTGAGCAGATGTTGCTGGTATTTTACTTTCGTCTTCTTTAGTAAGAAGGTTATCAAAATTAACTATACTAGCAGCATCTTTTTGTTTTTCTAATTTAGTTTCTGTTTCTTTAGTTTCGGCTTTATCTACAGCTTGCTTTTGAAACTCCGTTTGATTTGAAAGAGCATTGATAATTTTTTGTAATTTATCATCTAAAGAATTAGCATTAGCTTTCAATTGCTGGTGCATCATTCCCTGTAGTACAGAAGAATGAATCATCTGGTCAGCAACTACTTTATTTTTTTCAGCAATAGATTCAGCAACTTTTTGTATTGATTCAGTGATTGCTCCAAGAGAATCTAAGATGTCTTCTTTACTTACTCGCTGTTTTTTATTGACGGCTTTCTGTGTTTTCTTTGCTGTAGTTGGATCCACCCACTTGCTCTTTGGTCTGAGCATTGGATCATCTACAAAGCCCTCATAAAGTGGTTTAAATTTATCTCTAAATGTTTTTGCTTTATCTCCTGTATTAAACATGTCAAAAAGAACTTGAGTTCTTTCAAACTTATCAAGTTTATTCCTTCCTGACTTACCAGTGATGGCTGACTTCAGCATACCACCACGATTTTTCCATGTTTTTAATTGAGAAAGTTTCTTTTGTTTATATTCTCCCCCAAATTTCCAACGTAAAGCCTTCTTGAAGAAGTATCCTCTTTGAATTCCAGATTCTTCGAGAGAAGTTTGATATTTTTCAGCCTGAGCTTCAGCATACTTTCTTTCATCTTCGGCAAGCTTTCTTGCTTCGAGTATCCTACTGATAACCATACCAATATGATTGGTATCCTCTCTTGTATCAGTAAAGCCTACTGTTCCTGCTGACATTATACTTACCTGCTATCCTGCTATTTATTTTGCTATGCTGTTAATCTTTGAAGTAGCAAATCCTTCATCAATTCTGAAGAGGTTTTACCTGGAGAATTAAACATCATTGGCGGTTGGCTAGCTGGCATAGTTGGCATTTGTGGTTGTTGATTATTAATAATCATCATGTCATTTGTTGACTGTTCTTCTTGTGAAGATAATTGTTCTATTTGAGCAATTGTATTTTGTTGAGATTGGGAAGCTGGAGAAATAAAATTATTATAAGTTGGCGAATTTAAATTTGTTACTGACGCCATTAAATTGTTAGGTGCTGCCGAGAACTGAGAAGTAGATGACACCGCCTGAGCTGGTGGGGTAGCAGTGGCAGAGGGAGTGGGCTGTGGTTGCTGAGGTTTAGCTATTGTTGATGGTATTTTTCCTCCTTTAGGTAATGCTATATCAGTTCTACCATGAATCAATTTTAATATCTCCACACCATCTTTGACCATGGACATACCAGCACCTGCCCCACCACCAGAAAAATATCTAGTTTCTGCTCCTTCAATGACGGGAGCAAGCATAGAAGTATTTTCTACAGAACTTCCAAATCTATCTCCCGACTTTACTGGAGTATAAAAATCAATAGCATTTCTTCCAGTGCCTCCATTTCTAGCACGATGGGCAGCTTCAGCATCTGTAATCCACTTATTTTGTTCGTCCTTGGTTCCGTTCACAGGGAAAATTCTGCCACCAACGCCAGCATTGCTAAGTTCCATTTTCCTACCAACTCTATCATAAGCTACAGCCATTTGTAATATTAATTTTCTCTTGTCTTCCATGCTAACGTTAGGTCCAAAAGAAAGGTCTTGGTGGAAGTCAGCACTTCCTCCAATAACTCCGCTTGGTCCTGTTTTTAAACCAGTGTCAAAGGCACCATCGCCAATAAGATTGAGGTCCATTCCGCCTCCTCCTCCGCCTCCTCCACCTCCACCAGGACCACCAGTGTTGAGATTTTTCAATAAATTTTCTAACTTTCCTTCTGGGTCGATCATACTCAGAAGTCTTTCGGCAAATAAATCCTCATTTTGGGTGTCAAGTAATTCTTTTTCTTTTCCAGTAAATTCTTCTTCAGCAGATCCTGTTCTTTTTTCTTTAACTTTCTTCAATTCTTTATCAAGTTGTGGCAAAGACCCCCCAACATTAGTTTGAGTAACAGTTGATGGAATATCATACTCTTTAGCCATCTGCCCAGCAATACCTTTAAATGTTGGAGCAATTGGTGCCGCTACAGCGCCAGCAGAATTAATGTATTGTGATGTGGCAGCTAACATAACACCACCAAGAGTGCTCATTGGAGACATATCCAACGGAGCATCTTTTTTAACAACAGCTTCAGTGCCGTGTAGTATTGCCGTGCCTGGTTTAGTTAATCCTGTGCCAGTTTCATGTGCTCCAGTAACTTTATCAGCTACAGCACCACCAGCCATTCCGCCACCAATTGATCCCACAAGGCCGCCTAGGACGGCTCCAATAGCGGCACCAGGGGCAGCGCCAACACCGCCAAACCATACCCCTATAGCCGCTCCTAGAGCAGCTCCAGCCTTTGCTCCGACAGCACCACCAGCAGCAGCACCAGCTAATCCTCCGCCAACTCCAGATAATGCTTGAACTTCGCTTTGCCCAGATTGTTTTCTATCAGCATATTCCAATCCAGCAAAAACATATCTAGCAGGACCAGCCATCCTGCCAACATTACCCATGCCACGAACTTTACTTAGAGCACCAACAGCTCGTTTTCCTTGGGTAGGAAGAATAGAAGTTATTTTATTTGCTACCTTTGCTTGTGCTTTACCAGGAAGACGCTGTAATTTTCTTACTTTTTGCCTAGCATTTCTTACAGACTTAGGCAGTTTACGGTATAATTTTCTAGTTAATCTAGACTTTAAATATTTTACAAGTTTATTTTCTCTTTTCTTTTTTTGTGGTCCTTTAGTTAAATCTTGATAATCAGAAATTCCAGCAGCATCTCGCTGTGCTTCGAGTTTATTTTCAGACGATTTAGATTCTAGTACTTCGCTTTGTTGTTGTGATATATTTGCCTGTGCTTCAAACTGTTGTAATATTAAACCAAATTTATCTTCAAGTATATTTGTTTGAGATGAAATTAATTCTCCTATTGCTAATTGAGTTTCGATAGAAGCTTTAATTAATTCATTTTGATTTTCTAAGTTTTTATTTACAGTATCTAATGTTGCTTGAATTCTACCGAAGTTAACAACAATAGCATCAAATATTTTTTTGTTGCTTGTGTATGTGGATTCTTTTTTTGGCTTGTTTATTTTATCAAGTAGTTGCTCAAGTAGTTCTGGATCTACTTCATCCTGTAATAGTTCATCGGGTATATCATCTTCAGATCCAAAATCCTCATCGTCTTCGTCTTCTCCAGCAGCATCTACAATCTCTTCTTCAATATTTTCTATTACCTGTTCATCATCTTGATCTTCTTTCTCGTCTTCTCTAACTTCATTAAGTAAATCATCTAAATTACTACCATAAAGATCATCATAATCTTCGTCATCCATCTCCTCTTCATCTTCTTCTTCATCCTCATCTGGATCTTGATAGTATCCATCATAGACTGGAGGAACAATTACTTCAGTTTCATCTGGTTTTAATTTTACTAACTGAAGAATAAGTTCAAGAATTTTAGCACGATATTCCTTAACCTCTTCATAATCATCACGAACATTTAAACCAGTAGCTAAGAATAACCACTGCCTAACAGCTACTTTATCTTGACTATCTTTATTATCGCCACCTAACTTACCAGCAAAATAAATTGCTCTATCAATATCTGATTTAAATTCTAAATCATAAAGTCCATTCTGTCCCCACATGTAGCGGGTCTTGATGTGTTGTAGTTCTGAAAATAGTTCTGGATGGTTTACCTTTCTAGTAACCTTAGCTTTGAACTCTTCAATCCTTCTTTTATCTTCTGCTATGATGGCATCAATAGCATCCATAATCTCATCTGACTTTTTCTCAAGAGCAGTATCAAGATTATCTACTATTTCATCAGCAAATTCTTTGCCATCATCTACAAATTTATCTCCTGGATTGTATACCTGTGTCTGTCCATATTCAGGTAAATATGTATCTACTAACCAATTAATATAGTTCTCTAAGTTATCACCAGATTCATTTTCTAATCCAGGATAATATCCAGATTGTTTAATATTTTGTATCAGCTTATCGGCATCACGTTCAGGTAAATTTACAAAAGAAGAAAGCTTTCCAAACAACTCATCCTTTATACCAGTAAGCCTTGCCTTTAATTTACGCCAGATTTTTTCGCTAACTTGATTGATAGGATACCAACGTATTGGTAAACCAGAAGGAACTTTTGGTTTGGTATCTTCTACTCTCGTATCAACAAAGTCTGCTGTTCCAGCAGAAGATATACCATAAAATTCTTTTAACTGACTAGTAATAGCACGAATAGCATCGTTCTCCTTACCAGTCATTAAATCGCTATCAATACCATCATAGTATTCTGGAAGCAATGATGGCACTAACCATTCATCACTACTAGCAATTAATTTCTTTGCCTGTTCTATTCCTTCTGAAGTATGTGGAAATACACGATAAGCAATAAGAGTTCCGACAGCAATTTCAGTATTGTCCCTGCCGTTTTTTCTAATAGGTTTTATTGCTTTTGATGGTATCATTGATTAGCTGCTGCTCTCTTTGCTTCTTCTTCCTTAAGGTGTTGAATTAACAAGGATACATACACTTCTCTTTCCCAAGGAATTAAATTTTCTACTTCCGTCAAAGAATATTTATGATACTGTAACAAAGCAAAATTAGTTCTGAAGTACCCTTCCAAACTATTTTGGAAGAGTGCTATACGAAAAAATTCTGTAACCCTTCTATAGTATATTCAGATTCTACTCCAGTATTAGGATTGATTACTTTAAACTTATGAATAAGACGAGGCATTGATTCATAGAAAGTTTGAATTGCTTCAAATTGTTTTGCTGTAAGACTTTCCACAAATTCTTTCATTTCTTTTTTAGAAGTTGTAGAAGAGTCCCATACTTCTTCCGTGTTAAAAATTTGATCAATTGAATCAGCAATAAAATCAAATATTTCTTCTGTTTTAATATTTTTATTAAGAAATTCTGATTCAATAAATCTATCCATACCAGGATATTTCATGACAATACCAGTAGTATCATCAAGCATAATTTTACTTGTATGACCTTCTGGTTTAAAAACATTTACATCATTGATATTAATAGACACTTCCATCTGTGTTGTGTTGTCATCTTGACAAGTAACATTCATAATAATCTCTTCACTTACCGAGGCAGCTCTAATTTTTAAAAAGATATACTCAAGATCAAAGCTTGGGAGATCATCTACCTTAATTCTTGATTGAACACAATTTTTAATCAGATCTTTGACAGCATTTTTGATGTCCTTTTCTTCTTCCGATTCCAAAGCTAACAGTAAAACCTTTTCTTCTTTCACTACAAAAGGTCTATACTTAATTGTCTTACCAGTAGAAGGTAGTTCTAGTTCGTATGTAGGAATTCCAATCTTTGGTAATGCCATAAAACTTTATTTCAATTCGGTATCATTATTTATCCGTTGTATTTACGGATATCTACATTCCAATATGTGTGACGAGTATAATAAAAATTAGCACTCACCTTTGTAATTTGAGATGATCCATATGATAATGGAACAGCATCAATAGAATAAGGATATACATTTTCTAATACACATACTAAAGATACTCTTCCGTTGGGAGCGTTCTGACCTCTTTCTGCTTTAGATATTCTCAATGTAGCTTGATATTCTTCTGGGTATTGTAATCTATTAATTCGATTGTCTGCTCTTTTTATAGCAAAACTTTTAACATCCTTCAATAAAGATGATGTTGCTTTTTCTTCAAACATAGTATCACCAAATATAAATCCATGCCAAGCATTTAGAAATTTAAATGGAATCATATTGGCATCACACATCCACGATAAAGAAAAGTCACTAACCATTCTTGTGTGAGCATAATTGATAGTTCCTTCACCTAAATATCTGCCATTGATTTGACCAGTAGCAGCAGAAATATTTGGAAGTTGTGCCTCATCACAAAACATATTAATTAAGGCACCTGGCTGTCCAGTAGTGGTATTTTCTGGAAGTTTTATTCCTAGTCTACCAATAGTATTAACTAGGCTGCTCAGCTTACCATTGGTAAAATCAAATTCAACATCATAACCATTGGACATCGCCATACCGCCATTGGCGGCAATAGCAGCTACGAAGTTGTCTATTGATTTGGTTGCCACTCTAAATACAGTCGGAGGTTTATTTATATTTATGGCGTACTCTGGTATCTACAAACCTATCAACCCAAAAAAGTACAGGGGCAATCCCACTAGAATTATCTATCGTTCTATGTGGGAGAGAAAGTTTATGGTATTTTGTGATAACAACGATAGCATTGTAGAGTGGGGTAGTGAAGAAGTTATCATCCCATACCGTTGTCCTACCGATGGCAGAGTACATAGATACTATCCTGATTTTTATGTAAAGATTAAAACTAAACAAGGAGTTATCAACAAGTATCTGATTGAAGTTAAGCCAAAGAAGCAAGTCTTAGGTCCACCAGAAAAACCAAAAAAGAAAACAGCTGCTTGGAAAAGAGAGGTTCTTACATACATGAAGAACCGTGCCAAGTGGTCTGCTGCTGAAGACTTTTGTGAAGATAGGCAGATGAAATTTTTAATCCTCACCGAAGATCATCTAGGAGTATAACATGGCAGCCAAGAATAATTTAAAACCAAAACCATACGCCAAAAATAATATTGATCGATGGATATATCTTACTGGTCATGAATTAAATTCATTAGATGATTATACTAGAGATCAAATTCGTGCCCTCGCTTCTAAGTATGGAGTAAAACGTTACTCTTCATACAAAGATATGACAGAGTTAGCAAAGATTGTAAGTGAAACTGAAGGATTTAAACAAGCAGGAAAGAAAGAAGGTTATAAAACTATCTACGAAAAGATCAAAGAAAAATCACAGGGAGAATCACAAAGTTTAATATGGTATAGATCTAATCTTAAAACATTAAGTGCTAATATTCAAGCAGAACCTTCTCGAATGAATGAGCAAGAAAAGTTTGATTCAATTAGTGCTTTAGTCAATCAAGATCAAAATGTAAATCGTCGTAGAGTATTTCCTGGACACTTGTGCTTTTTTGAATACAAAGCTGAGACAGAATCCCTTCCGTATTACGACAAATATCCTCTTGTATACATTCTTAAAGTTGAAGGTTCGGCATTTTATGGTGCTAGCTTACATTACTTAATACCAAAGAAAAGATTAATTGTTGTCAATAAATTACAAGATGGTAAAATAGATATCCCCCGTGTAATTATTCATAAATATCTTTATAAAAGGTGTAAAAGTTTATTCTTGGATTTAGCCAAACAAGAATGGGTTACTGCTTCTGCTCTTCCTGTAGAAGATTTTGTGTTAATGAAAGGTGGTGGCAAGATTGAATATCCTAAAGAATATGTTTGGGAAGAAATTGATCAGCACTGGAATGATAGAATCAAAGGCACAAGGATCATTAAAGGTACTAACAGGAACGACATAGAGAGGGTCAAATAAATGAGCACAGCGTCTAGACAAAAAGCTAACATAGAAAATGCTAAAAAAAAGCAAGCAGCTGCTCCAGCAACTAACAGTGATGTAAAGCCAGGATCTACTACTACTGGGCGAGCTGGTGCGGCAGAAAAAACTCAAGAAGAAGATGCCCCGATCAATTTAGTTATATACACCCCCAAAGCCACAGCAGGAAGCACGACAACAGGAGTTCTTAGATACCCAGCAGATCCAGAAATTACCGAAGACAGCGACTATGTAGTATTCAGCTTTTTTAAATATGCTCCTCCATTTGGTGGTGGCGAAAATACACCAAACTCGGCAGCAGCAAATTCGACAACCAATACCCAACAAGCGAAATGGGGATACACAAATTACCAAAATTCAAACGATAGATCATATAACAACGAATCATACGCTCCAATAATTCTTTACATGCCAGAAGATATTCAATCTCAATTTGGAGCTGGTTGGAATGGAGCTGGATTTGGAGCTACAGCTGCTGGCATGATGGGGCTAGCTGGTATGGTAAACAATCAAAGAGATTTCACAGCAATGCTTCAAGGTCTTGGTGGAGCATTTCCTGGGGCAGTAAAAGCAGCTACATTTAATGCCTTGACTCAGGGAATAAATGCTGTAGCTGGAGCAAATATTTCATTGAATCAAGCACTAGGAACAATATCTGGTACAATTCTAAACCCTAATGTAGAGTTAGCATACGAAGCCCCAAAGCTAAGAACATTTAATTTAAGATTTAAATTAGTTCCTCGAAGTAAAAAAGAGGCAGAACAAATAAAAAAAATATGTAATAGATTTAAAAAAGCTATGCTGCCCAGTTTTGGTGGACAAGCTATTTTTGGACAAGCAGAAGCATCTAACATGCTAACAATACCAGATCTATGCCAAGTTTCTTTTATGAAAGGTGGTAGCTTACATGAGTATCTACCCAAATATAAATTATGTGGTATTACTGATGTAAATATTAACTATACTGCTGCTGGAGCTTATGCTACGTTACCAGATGGATCTCCTGTAGCAACTGAACTTTCATTATCATTCCTAGAATCTAAACTTGTATTCTCGGACGAAGTAAACGAAGACGGATCAGGTATCTAAAATGTATTTTTCATTCATACCAAACATAGAGTACGACAAAAAACCAATTCAGTATCCATTTTCTGAATCAGATTTTGTTGTAGCTAAAAATTTCTTTAGAAGATATCAAGTAAATCCAGATGTCTTTTCATACTCAGTTTACTTTAAAAAATATGCTATCCAAGATGGTGATAGATTAGATACTATTGCCGAAGCAGCATACGGTAATTCTTTTTATGATTGGGTAATTGCTTTAACTAACAATATGATAAATCCTTTGTTTGATTTACCATTATCAAGTGATGATCTAAGAAAATACTTAGAATCAAAATACGACGATCCATATTCAACAATCAAACATTATGAAGTAATTAGTAACCAAGAGCAAATTGAAGCTTTTGGAAAAGTTATTATTCAAGGTGGCACTATAGTTGACGAAACTTTTTATAATAGTTCTGAGAGATATATTGTTGGCACGTTACCACAGGTAGATCCAACCGTAGAAACTATTCCCATTAATAAAGTAATTGATACTAGAATAACTACAAACATTCAAGAATTTAATGGCACTTATATCGCCCCAAACGGAACTGGAGTAGGAAGTAATGGTGGATTTGCTGTAGGTCCACATTTAAAATTTGGAAATATTAAAGGTGGAGTAAGATGGGCTACATTAAAAGCTATTGATGCTACAAATTTCGAAAGTGTAGAAGGATTAGTTATACGAGGGAATGATACCAACGGAGGAGAAGTTCCTGATATCGCTGGGGAAGAAGAATTGAGGTTACAGTATCAGGTTGGTGGAACAGATCCCGACGAATGGATTACTATTGGAGTTATTGTTCCGACAACATCCGAAGGCAGCAATGCTGGAGACGAATTTAATTTGTACTCAATTAACTTACCAGAGGGAGCTAAACAAAACAATACATTTTTCAGATTATATCAAATTAGTAGTAGTGGTCCTAGCAATGATCATTACGGTATTCGTAGTATAGAATTTAAAGGATCATATGAAAAAATAACACCTCTTGATTACGAGGTAATTCCGTTAGATCAAAACTCTTATATAATTGATGGAGTATATTGGAAATACGATGGTCAAAATTGGACCAGAAAAATTTCAACAGGTGTCAAATATAATATCAATAATATTATAACAGAAATTCCTGGGCAACAATTATGCCAACCTGTATATATTTTTGAATACGAAGAACAACAAAATGAAAAGAAAAGAGAAATTTATTTATTGAAACCATCTTACTTAGATGCTTTCTTAACTGACTTTAGAAAGACAAATTTATATGGTAAGTCAAGTGACTTTATTAACAATAGATTAAAACGAACTGGCATATAAAAAAGGGGGCTTACGCCCCCTTAATTGTATCAATCTTCTTCAGCCAAACGAGCGAAGTAACTCAGAGCATCATCATCTTCATCAGATTTAAACGACGGAGTAGAAACAGGTTCACGCTCACGAGTCACGGTAGCGACAGGAGCAGGATCTTCATCTTCCTCATACTGAGCCTGACGAACTTCGGGAGCAGTATTCAGAACAGCACTCATACGAGTTTCGAGTTCTTCATAAGTCTTAAATTCACCAGCATTAGTGAAAGCTTCGAGAGAATACTCTTGCTTCCAAATAGCTTCTAGCTCGTCATCATCGTTGCTAAGAACAGCAGGAGCAGCAAACTCAGAAGCATCATAGTTCCAGTAACCACCAATGGTACGGATCTTGATTTTGAAGTTAGCTCCTTCCCAAAGATCAAAGACATTTACAGGAGTCTCATCTTGAAACTCAGGTTGCATGGCAGCAAGAATCTTATCATGAATCTTCTTACCATACTTGAACAAGAACACCTTACCATTATTGTCTGGGTTCTTAGGATCGTTTACAACATAGATGTTGCTGTAGTAAGAAAGCTTACGCTTACGCTGACGAGCTACATCTTTATCAGATTCATGACCACTGTTCCACAGCTTAGTGTTGGTGGCACAGATGGGGCACTTATCACCATTGGTGGTGGGGCAGTTATCAATCAGCCAACCACCAGGACCTTTGAAGGCATGGTTGTAAACTTTAGCCCAAGGCACGCTCTCTCCTTCGGGAGCGGGCAGGAAACGGACAACGGCATAGCCGTTACCCGAAGCGTCAAGTTCGGGCTTCCAGAGCCTATCGTCGGCACCATTGTTGGTGCTGGACTTTTCAAGCTCCTTCTGGAGAAACTCGAAACTGCTCTGGGACTTACGCTTAAGATCAGCAAAAGACATACGGATTTCCTTGGATAATTTGGATTTGGCTTGTGTGACGCTGAATCACCTAGACATCATAGCACAGGCTCAAGGGAGCGTCAATCCCCTTGAGCCTCTAGTTGGTCTTTCATGACACGGACTTTCTCAAGTAAGTCATCAAACATAGCCCCCATGGTCTTGCCAGGAGTAGCTCCAAGCATAACAGCAGCTTGCTTCATGCTTTCAGCCATCTCCATGGCTTCGGGATCATCGCTTAAACAAATTCTAGCATGAAAGATTTTTTGTTTTTCGATCAGTTGTTCCATCACTTCAAAATATTGAAGTTTCTTTTCCTTGTTTAAAACAGCAAAAGCAACCATAGATCTCATACAGAACTGTTGAAGTTCTGCCATTTCTTGAAGATCACCCCGAACCATTTCGGATTTAAAAAAGTTTCCCATAGTTATACAAGCATGAGTTTTGCTCGTGAAGTTTTCTTCATGAAGTTAAGCTTCTGAGCATCGTATTTAAGTTTTTCTTTTAGTGGCTTTGACATCAGTTTAGAAACTGATTCAATTTCAATCTCATTATGTTCACAGTAGTGAATGATAGCATCAATATAATTCATTGAATTGTCGTGAGCTATTTTTTCAACCTCCTGAGCAAACTTAGTAGGCGTCATAAAATTATTCTCTAATATTTCTTTCATACCTCTGTTCGTATTCTTGAATGTATTGTTGTAATTTAATAAAATATTCTTTTTTGGGAGGCTGAATACTCACTTGTGTTTCGCCGTTTTCACAAGCAACAATAGTAACTAACTGCTCTACCTTCAGATTATAAAGTTCCTGTAGCATACAAGCATATGCCACTTCTTGAACGTAATAATCGTAGAGATACTCTTCTTTCTTTTCTTCGGCTGAAGTTTTAAAGTCGATGATAGAAAGTTTACCGTTGTACTCAGCAATACAATCTACACGACCAGCAATTCCAAGAGTGTCAGAATAAAGGCCAGCCTCTTGTAAGTATATGTTATTTATATTATCAAGAATTTTACGTGAGGAATTGAACATAATCCAAACCAAAGGATATTCCTTATAAAGATCTACATTATGTTCGTTGTTCAGGTAATTCTCTACCAGTTTATGATAACGATTACCACGAGTAGTGGAGCGAGAAGAGATTCGGTTTGCTTTATCCTCACCAACTCTCGCCCGCCACTTAGCAATGATTTCCTTTTTCTTTGGGTTGTTGCTAATCACAGTGGTAACTGATTTGTGCTTTTGTCCAGTGGGAGTATTGTAATACCTCCGACCTTCAATCATAACGGTGTTCATTTCAATAGGCTCAATCAGCCCAACATGATTAAAAACTTTCATTTACATTCCCAAATTAATTTTAGCGATAAGATAAGACTTCACAAGACCAGAGCGAACGATGTCTTCAATACCAAATTCGATAAGTGAAAACTCATCCATGTTCTGAAGAATTCGTTGGAAATCAATGATACCAGTTCGTTCGTTAGTACGTTGTAGGTCCGACTGACTAGCATCACCACAGAACATAATCTTACTATCTTGACCGATACGAGTCATAATAGAATCAAGTTCGTGGAAGTTAAGGTTCTGACATTCATCAACAATTACAATTGAATTGTCGAGGGTAGAACCACGAAGGAAAGATGTACTCCAGAAACTGATTGTTTCTTGTTGTTTGAGGTTGTCGTACAACATGTCAAACGAAGGATCGTCTGGCAGCTCAAACATATACTTTACCATATTCTTGTATGGGATTTGGTAAAGCGATGACTTGTCTTCGTGTGTGCCAGGAAGGAAACCAATTTCTCTAGTAGCAACTAGAGAGCGAACGATGTAAATCTTTTCGTAAGGTGTTTTTTCATCTAGAACATCACGAAGAGCAAGGTAGAGGGCAACGAATGTCTTACCCGTTCCAGCGGCACCATAGGCAAAGATGTTTTGACCAGTTCCATATTGTTCAAACATTTTAGTTTGATTTTCTGTAAGAGGTTCAATGTCAAGAAGATAATCTGAATTGATTGGCTTCTTTCTTCTCATTTGCTTAGCACTCATACCATTAAGGTCTGGAGTATTTCTTTTTCTTGCTCTTGGCATAGTTGTTTATAGTGATTAATTTACCATTGAACACGAGAACCAGGGGCTTTTGCCACTTTGTTCTTCATAATATCAGCCCAACCTGGATGAGTTTTATTCATCTTGTCTTTCCAATCTCCGACTTCACCAACGCCAGCTACACCAGCGGACCAATCCTTATCCCATTGGGGATTATCTTTTCTCCACTGATCATACTCCACCATTGACATGTAGAGTTCTTGTTTCTCTCCAGTTTCTTTATGAATTACAGGGTATGTTGGCATCAGTTCCACTCCAAAGCTTGGGCAACAGTCGGGAATTGTGTAGAGAAAATTTCTTTACACATCTCAGCAATTTCCATGTGCTCTTTTTGAGTACCATTTGCTGAGCGTAATTCTATATAGTGTACCCATGACCGTACAGATCCAGTCATATAAATTCTGGTTGGTACTGCCAAAGGCAATACAAACCTCGAACATTCCTTAGCAACTCCAGCGCCAAGCATATCATCATACAATTCTTGTGCTTCAGCAAACAGCATTTTCATTCGTCGCTGGAAAGCAATCACAAGTTCAGGATCAAGATCATCAATAGAATTCTGACGATTCTTAGTATCCTGACGACGAAGTTCGGGCAAAGGAATTTCTTCGGTCAGAAGATTAGTGTCAGCGTAACGTTGTGAAAATTCTTGATATGTAAATGAACGGTGCCGCAAAATTTGAGCCGCCAGTCCACGAGTAGTATTGATTTCTAGGGTCATGTGTGCCTGTTCAAAGACACTCCAATGTCCATGCTGAATACAATATTTAAGCAGCCCCGAGATCTTCGGGTTGTCCTGGTTGTTCGGGTTGCTCACTCTCGCTACATACGCCATCATCTCCTCTGCTTTCGGTGTCACTGTCACCAGCTTCACTGATTGGTTGTTCAAAGATCGTTGGATCGACGGTGTATCCAAATCCACGGGTTGCTCGCTCATAGTCTGTAAGATTTTTCCGAAGTTTTTTAATTTGATGCCGACGCTTAAGAATCTCGACATATTGATCTGTACTATATTTTGGGTCTCCTAATGCCTGGGTAAGCATTTTGGTAGCCCGCTTTAATGAAGTCATAAAATCAAAGCAGATTTGTTCGTATCATAACACAAAAAAAGGGGGCTGTCAAGCCCCCGTCTGATTTATTTCATCGCCATTACCATCTGAGCTTGGTGTAGACGATTTTGTTTTTGAATTTGTTTACGAATAACATTCAACCAATTCATTTTGCTACCTCCTGATTGTGGCAAGGACGATAGGCAACACCACGATAAGTGTTTGCTGGATGTGCTGGGGCATGTGTTTCGGAATACCACTTTTGATATTCTTGCTTTGGGGTTTCAGTGTTGTACTTACATCCACGATAAGTTGCTTGTGACATTAGGTTTTCTCCTTAGGGTTTTAAGTTAAAGAGCGTTCCTTCAGTCGGCTTTTGCGTTCGCTATTTCCAAATAGCGAATGAACGATCCGTTCCGAGTCGGCTTACTTCCGTCGCCAATGGCGATGAACGATAGGAGTATTTTAGCACTCCTATCGTATCTAGTCAACTAATATTGTATTTTTTTATACAATATTTTTATCGTATAATATATTCTAATGTGTAATCTTTCGCTTTTAATTGTTCGATGATAATGTCACAAGCAATCTTGGGTTCAGAATCTCCACAAGTAAATACATCTACAGCAGCTTCTCCTTTCTCTGGCCAAGTATGAATACTAATATGACTTTCAGAAAGTAAACAAATTGCTGTCACACCTTGTGGTTTAAATTGGTGTGACATAGTTTGTAGAACATGTGCTCCACATGCTTCTGCCGAATTCTCAAGCAAATCACATAGAAAAAACTCATTATCTAATAAAGATAATGAGCATCCATACAGGTTGAGTAAGTAATGCTTTCCCATTTAAATTAACCAAAGTGTATCGTTGTTTCCTTCACAACATTTTCTAATTTTAATATCATATCCTTTTTCCATAAGCAATCTAGCATCTGGCATAGCCTCTTGTAAATTTGTATAGAAAAAAACTTCAGAATATTTTTTTGTTAGAACTGCTGTCCCATTTTTATTAATTCTTTTTAATACTTTTGTATCTTTTAAATTATTATTTTTCCAAACTTGAATACAATAAGTATTTTTCCAGCTTCCTGCCATTATCGTTTCCTTTTTTCTTCTTTGGGTGGTTTATTTCCCCAAAGTTTGGGGTTTACTCTACCTTCGGATTGCTTAAATGATTTTAATCCTTCACGATATCTATCCCAATAATAATCAAATAATTCAATTTTGTTTCTAGGGATTGCTATATCGTAGGTAATTGCTCCATCAATTTCATAAGTTACGATGTATGCTGTGTATGGCAAATTTCGATCATTTGCTAGTTCAGGATCACAGTTTTGATGAAGAATCACCATCAACCACGTCCCCCCCACTTAATATTGGGGAACGCTTCTTCTACACAAGCACGAGTAATTTTATACTTTCTACCAAGAGATTTATCTTTCACAAGAACAAGAAGATCCGCTTCTTCTTCTTGAAGACCTTCGAGAAGTTGAATAAAAAGATTTTCTCTGGTAGTCTGGTTGATTGAAGAATTGCCGCCCTTGAAGAAAAGGTACAGCTTACGATACTCATGCTCTAGGACAGTATGCTCTGTACCCTTGGGAGCGTCGTTGGGCGTAAATGGAACTTTTCCCTCAGGTAACATAGAAATCACGCTTTCATCAAAGTTAGCGATGAGTAGGGAGCGAAGAGCAGGAGTATTGTATTCGTTGAGAAGTTTGATCTTTTCAGCTTTAGTTTTGGCGTTGCTCACTTTTTGGAGCACTTCGGAAATTAGCAATTTCATTTCTTAAATGGCGAGGAACTACGAAAATAAAACACTTCCATCAAATCAGTTAATTGATTTTGCTGAAAGTATTCTAATGAGATTTGTTTGTCGTTAATATTTATAGTGTTAAATTGATCTAGGATCTTTTGTTCAAGATCTTCTGGCACATAATCTAGATCAATAAGAGTTCTGTTCCTATAGTAATTATCAATTTCTGATTTAGTTTTACAAAACACTGATGGATCTTGATCTACCCAAAGATTTAATTTCTTTTGGCTGATGGGTTTTTGTCTTTTTTCAGCTACAAAAGTATCATCATCAGACAAAAAGTTAGGAATGCCATCTGACTTATCACCTTTAATAATATGCTCTTTAATAAAAGCATATGGGTCGTCAGATGAAATATAACTTTTCATGATAGGGTTGTATTGATACACCCCAGGATACTTGTGAAGTTGAATAAAATCTTTATCTCCAGAAAGAATTAAAACTTTTTCTTTCGGTTTCTTGTGTCGGCACAATACGGAGATTACATCATCAGCTTCAGCACCATATACTTCCATCACTTTGTATGGAAAGTATTCTTTAATTTCATCACGAATTTTATTCAAGACATCAAAGATTGAATGCCAATCTAGTCCAGAACTTTTACGATCTTTCTTTCTATTATATTTGTAGTAGGGAAAGAAATCTTTTCTCCAATAGTGTTTGCTATCGTAAGCTAAAACTACTTCCCCATATTCTTGTTTATATTGTTTCTCATAAGCAATTAAACTTCTGAGAACCATATGACGAACCAATTTTTCATTAAGGTCGTCTTTCTTAAGTTGTGCCATCAAGTTACTAATCATAACTTGATTCATGTCAATAATAATCATCCTCTTCTTCTTCCTCTTCTTCGTCAATAAAGGTTACAGCAAGTAGCTCTTCGTTAATAACAATTCCTTGGTCATCATACATTTCTGGATGAAGTTGAGGAGAATTATTTTTATTGTAAAAATTATAAACAATGTCGTTGATAAACCAACCAGCTATAATTCCAACTATAAGAAATAGAACTACAAAGCAGCCCATGAAAAAGAGGATTGTAGGCGATTCCATTTTAATTCTCCGAGTGACTTGGTTAGTTTAAGTCCCTCCAACTGAATTCAAATTTAAAAAAGAATTGTTTTTGTAGGAGGGAAAATTGTTTAATTAATTTTAGACCATGTGTTTCTGGCTCTTTTGTAGCCCTCCTGAGCATTAGCTCCACACCTTTATTTATGGGAGTTTTGGGGTCATTCATGATCTTTTTTGGAAGAAACTAATTTCTTCTCAACAAAATACTTCACAGTTTCTATTAGACCACCAATTACTTGATCATCAATAATTACAAAAGGAAATCCTTTTGCTAAGGGATATTCATTTTTAAATTCTTCTAGAGTTAAATCTTTACCCACAACATAATCAGTATATTCAACACCAGCTCTGTTCATCAATTCAATAATTTTTACACAATACCCACAACCAGTTGTTTTGTAAATTTTAATGTTCATCATTTGAAACTCTCCAATTCTCCTTTGTAATAAACATACCAATCAATTCCTTTGCCCATAGTATCGCCATCACAATAGATGTCTTCTCCATCATACTCCATACCAGTAACAATGGTCCAGGAATCAGCAACTTCAGTAATATTAACTACAAGTTTTTTTGGATCAAACTCCACCCCATCAGGAATTTCAAACTCTCCAATGTAACTACCACGTTCGTAAGAATTGTAAAGCATCCAAACGCCTTCTGATTCATTCATCTCATAAAAAATTCTACCAATGGCATTTTCTTCTCCGTTTTCTTTTGGAGCGTCATCGTCAATTTCTTCTTTAGAATACCACGTAAGTTGATTGATCGGTGATGTCCAGATTTGATTTTCCTCATCATCTGCTAAGCAAACACCAATGTTTTGATCATCAGTATCTGGACCCCAGCACATACATCCATCAGTAATCTCATCCCACGTAGGAAGATTTTTTTCTGGATCATTCCAATCACGATCAGTTTCCTCGGAAAGTAAATCAGCATCAAAATGAATTTGATCGTCTTCATCAAAAGTAAAATACTTGTCTACTTGTTCTTGAGTTAGTTGTACTGCTCCAAGCTCATTGAAATACGTTCGATGCCACGAACTTTCTCCACAACTAATCCAAACGTTATACTTAGCCATAGCCAATAAAAAAACCACCTGCTTATTGTAGGTGGTTCGGGGGGTTTTGTCAAGTGTCCTAGGGGTAGTCAATGATTATTTTAATTAATTCTTCTTCTTGGTGGATATCGATACACATTAGATGGTGCTTCTGGTTTCATCCAGTTATTAATCTTCTCATAGTTCTCGTGAGAAAAGAAATACTGACTGTTATACCATTCTTCCCAAGGAGTATGACCTTTAGATTGATTACATGAATGACAACATGCCACCACATTTGTTTTAATATCTAGACCACCCTTACATTGGGGTAGAATATGGTCTAGTGTAATATTTTCTTCTGATTTACAATAAGCACATTCGTTGTTCCAAGCATCTTTTATATTCTGTTTCCATAATCGTTTTGCTTCACTCTTAGATGTTGTATGAAGATTAAACAGGTAGTCCTTAGGCGAATGTAAGGGAACCATAAGTGCTTGCAACTTATTGATATTTATTATTTGACATAAAAAAAATCCCCCGAAGGGGATTGATTTATTTTATACCCGATAAAGTATCAACCAATAGCAGGTGCTGTGAGAGCAACAGGAGTGCTATCAGCAGCAGCAAGGTCGAGCGGGAAGTTGTGAGCGTTACGCTCGTGCATCACTTCCATGCCAAGACCACCACGGTTTAGGATGTCTGCCCAAGTGTTAATCACATGTCCCTGTGAATCCTGGATGGACTGGTTGAAGTTGAATCCATTGAGGTTGAACGCCATTGTGCTAACGCCCAAGGCAGTAAACCAGATACCGACAACAGGCCAAGCAGCAAGGAAGAAGTGTAGCGAACGAGAGTTGTTGAACGAGGCATATTGGAAAATCAGACGACCGAAGTAACCATGAGCAGCTACAATGTTGTAGGTCTCTTCTTCTTGTCCAAACTTGTATCCATAGTTCTGTGACTCAGTTTCTGTCGTCTCACGGACGAGAGAAGAGGTGACAAGAGATCCGTGCATAGCAGAGAAAAGAGAACCACCGAAGACACCAGCAACTCCCAGCATGTGGAAAGGGTGCATAAGAATGTTGTGTTCTGCCTGGAAAACAAGCATGTAGTTGAAAGTTCCCGAAATCCCAAGAGGCATTGCGTCACTGAAGGATCCTTGACCAAAGGGATAGACCAGGAACACTGCAGAAGCAGCAGCAACGGGTGCTGAGTAGGCAACACAAATCCAAGGACGCATGCCCAATCGGTAAGACAGTTCCCATTCACGACCCATGTAGGCATAGATACCAATCAGAAAGTGGAAGACGACCAGTTGAAATGGTCCACCATTATATAGCCATTCATCAAGTGAATTGGCTTCCCAGATAGGATAGAAGTGAAGTCCGATAGCATTGGAACTAGGAACAACAGCACCAGAGATGATGTTGTTGCCATACATGAGTGAACCAGCAACTGGTTCACGGATACCGTCGATGTCAACGGGGGGAGCAGCGATAAAAGCAACGATGAAACAAATAGTAGCGGCGAGAAGGGTAGGGATCATCAGGGTTCCAAACCAACCTACGTAGAGGCGGTTATCGGTAGATGTTACCCACTCACAGAATTGTTCCCAAGTATTGCTTTGTCGCTGTTGGGCGATAGTAGCAGTCATAATTTTATTAGTCCGTAAGGTTTGTGAAAGTATGTGAAGAAATGTTTCCATTCCTTAACACTTATTTATAATACAACCTTTTATTTAGGATGTCAATAGGTGTTAGTACCTACTTATGTCATGAGGTGCTAACATTAAAATCCTTTATGGGTCGAGTCTTCACAGGCATAAATAACTTTAAGAATAAATATGCCCTTCTGTAGTTAGTGTAATGGCAAATCGCTTTCCTTTAATTGTAAACCCAGATACAAAAAAAATCGAAGAATTAGCTTCGGGTGATAATATTGATTTAACAAGCAATAGTATATACGCTGGGGGTAGTATTGGAACGTTTGGGCAATACTTAAAGTCAACTGGCACTGGATTGGTATGGGATACTCCAGGAGATGTATTTTTATCTGCTTCTCAGACACTGATAAACAAAACATTTGCTAATGCTGTCATTTCTGGATTGAATAATAACATTTATGATATTCCAAATTCTTCTTTAGTAAATTCTTCCATTACACTTAACGGTCAAGAAGTAGAATTAGGTGGTTCATTTACATTTCCAATTGACACTAACACAACTTACAGCATTTCATTAACTGATGGCGCTGATGCCACCAGAAAAATTTTAAGATTAACTGGAACTAATCCATCTTCTACAGATGATATTACATTTAAAGCAGGGCAAAATGTAACCATTTCAAGAACTAACGACGAAATTACTTTCAATAGTTCATACGTAGATACTATTACTAGAGTACAAGGTGAAGCGGGAGGCACACCTGTTTCTGGTGATGTAGTTATTGTTGGTACTGGGTCAACTGATGTATCACAAGCTGGACAAACAATTACAATCAATTCGTTTTACATCGATACAATTACAAGATTAAAAGGAGAAGCAGCAGGAACATTTAGAAGTGGTGACGTTACTATACTTCAAGGTGGAGCAACTACAGTTACACAGGCTGATAATAATATCACAATTTCTTCTCAAGATACTATCACCAGATTAAAAGGTGGTGCTGGTGGTGTATTCCTTTTTGGTGATATTACTTTTACTGGATCTAACGCCACTAGTGTTACCCAAACAGGAGATGTAATTACAATCGATTCTACCAATACTGTTACCAGAGTATCAGGTGGGTTGTCTGGTACTCCAGTAACTGGAGATGTTAGAATTTTAACGGGTGGAGCTTCTAGCGTTACTCAATCTGGAAACGACGTTACTATTTCTTCTGTAGATACTATTACTAGATTAAGAGGTGGTACAGGAGAACAGCTTGCTTCTGGTGACTTTACAATCATCGGAGCTGGTGCCGCTGCTGTAACTCAATCTGGCAATACGATTACTGTTACTGGAACAGATACAAATACAGTTACTAGAGTACAAGGATCTCCTGCTAATGGAGGCAATTTACTTTCAGGTGACATCACAATTACTGGTGCTGGAGCCGCTACCGTATCACAATCTGGTTCAACAATCACAGTAACAGCAACTGATACAGACACAACATATTCTGCTGGCATTGGATTAGCATTAAACGGCACTATTTTTAGTTTAAAGAACCAAGATTCATTAACTAATAATAGATTAGTAAAATGGAATGCTTCTAATGGTCAATTAGTTAACTCCAACATTGCCGACGATGGTTCTACAGTAACTATTACTGGAAACCTAAACGTTGCTGGTACTACAACTACTGTTAACACGGCAACTCTTGTTGTTAATGATGCCGAAATTGAATTAAGAACAGGAGCTAACATAACTCCTTCCAATGGCGGCATTCAAATCAACAGAACTACAGATGGTACTGGAGCAGTAACAGCATATCAATCACTTCAATGGTTTGAATCTGGTGGATTCTGGAGATCATTTAACGGTACAGTATCAAACAGATTTGTAACCGAAAACGAAACTCAAACCTTAACTAACAAAACTTTAACTTCACCAATTCTAACTTCACCTCAGTTAGGTATTGCCACTGTAACTACCATCAATAAAGTTTCAGTTACTCAACCAGCAACAGGTGCTACGTTAACAATCAACGAAGGCAAAGCATTAACTGTAAGCAATAGTGTATCATTCTCTGGCACAGATAACTCCACAGTAAACTTTGGTGGTGGTGGTTCTGTTGCCTACGTATCAAACAAATTAAGTTTATTTGCTGCCACAACTTCAGATGAATTTAGAGGTGTTATTTCTGATGAAACTGGAACTGGTAGACTTGTATTTGCTACCAGTCCAGAATTTGTCACCTCTATAACAACAGCAAGCACTACATTTAGCGTATTTAATACTAACGTTTCAGCAATTAATGCTTTTGGTTCTGCTACTTCTATCACAATCGGTGCTACAAGTGGCGAAACAACAATTAGAAATAGCTTAACAGTCAATGGTAATATTACATTAGGAAATGATATTGCTGACACAGCAACCATCAATGCTACAACCACATTTAACAACGAAGATGTAACAGTTCGTGGTATTCGTGTTGGTAGAGGTGCTTCTGGTGTTGATACAAACACTGCTTTTGGTAAAGAAGCACTAAGACTTGTTGTTGGTATTGGAGCAGGTAATCAAAACACTGCTCTTGGTTACGAAACTCTATTCTCAAACAACACTGGTAGCAGAAACGTTGTTGTTGGATTTAGAGCAGGTAGAACAATTACCAATGGTGCCGATAACGTGGCAATGGGTAATGATGCCCTTTACACAACTACAGTTGGTACTAAAAATATTGCTATTGGTACAGAAACTTTATTCAGTAACGTAGCAGGCGAGCATAACGTTGTTATTGGTTATAAAGCGGGATGGGGCATTAGTGGTAGCGGTAACGTTGTCATTGGTCCTGCTCAAAATGGTAACACAAGCGATGTCACATATCAACTACCTAACCCAACAGGAAGCAATCAATTAGTTATTGGTTCTGGTGCTGGTGCTTGGATTAGAGGAGATAATAATTTTGATATTACAGTTCCAAATAACTTAGGTGTCTCTGGAAATCTTACCATTGCTGGTTCTACAACTAATTTAAACAGCAGAATTCTAACAGTAAGAGCATCTAATGTAACCTTTGTTGATAAAGAATTAACTCTTGGTAATGTAACTACAACTACATTCAGTGCTATCGTTCAGCAAGGGCAAACATCAATTACTTTAACTTCATTTGGTACTGGTATTATTCCAGGAATGATTGTTGTATCTCAGACTGATGGTATCACAGTTCCTGCCAACACAACTATTGTTTCGATTGATGAAGTTAATTCCCTTGCTGTTCTTTCGGCAGCACCAAACCTTGGAACTGGTAGTGTAACATTCCAGGCAACAGGTCCATCAAATACTTCTGCTGACGGTGGTGGTATCCGTGTTAAAGGAACCACAGATAAGACTTTCGTTTGGGATAACACAAACACTTCATGGACAAGCAACCAAAACCTAAACCTTGTTGCTGGTCTAAGTTATAGAATTAATGGTACTTCAGTTCTAAACGCTACCACACTAGGAGCAAACGTAGTTAATTCTTCGCTGACTTCAGTTGGAACTTTAAATGCTCTCTCCATTGCTAATAGTGGCACTGCTGTTGGATTAACAATTACCAACACTGGTACTGGAGATTGCTTAGTTGTTAACGATGAAGCAAGTGATACCACACCCTTTAAGATTGGTAATGACGGCACAGTTTATATCACTGGAAACATTTCTGATTTCACTGCTAGCACTGGAACAACTAACCAAGTTCTTGCTAGAAAAGCAGGTGGTGGTATTGAATGGAAAGGTCTCAATACACTTGCCGATCCTAACACAGTAACCAACGCTGGCACTTCTACCGATAATGCTATTGCTAGATTTGATTTAGCAACTGGTAAAATTGTTCAAAACTCTGGTGTTACTATTGATGATAATGGTGTTGTTGATATTGGAACTGCTGGCAATCTTACAGGAAATGGATCTCCAGCAAAACTTAAAATCAATTCTTCTGCTCAATACGATGGTATTGCTTTAGGAAACGGTGCTTCTTATAGCACAATATCCCGTGGAGCAACAAATCCTGGTCTAGTGTTTACGGCCAACGCTGCTCCAGCAAACTTAGGGGGATCAGAAACTACTGTATTTGAATGGCATTCTGGCAGTGCTGGTGGAGGAGGACCAAGTAGATTAGCAGATCTTTCTACATCACAGAATTTTAGATTAGGAAATGTTGATTCAAATCCAAATATAATTTTACATTCAGTAAATAATGGAACGGCAAGAATTAGATTTAGAGAAGGTGGATCACTAACTACTGGATTTAATGAATACTCTTTAGGAATGGCGGGTAATGCCAATAGAATGACATTTGAAATGCAGGGTCAGGGTGAAGTAGCTTATGTAACTGAAACTGGTATTGCCTTCCCATCTGGCAAAGGTATTGACTTCTCTGCTGCTGACAACGCCGCTGGAATGACTAGTGAGTTATTGAATGATTATGAAGAGGGAACATGGACACCAGCAGTAGCAGGAAGCACTTTAGCGGGAACAGCATCATACGTAGTACAACAAGGAAGATACACAAAAGTAGGAAGACAAGTGTTTGTGGAAATGTATATAAGCTGGTCATCTGGAACTGGAACAGGAAATCTATTAGTTAGTGGATTGCCATTTACATCAGCAAATGTAGCAATATATCCTTCTCTAGCGATTGGTTTTGTAAATGAAGTGTCAATGGGTTCAAATGCTTATCTGACAGCATATGTAGGTATTAATTCCACAACTATAAATATTGATTCTGCTCAAGTTGGTGGTACAACAAGAGCTGCTACGGCATATAGTGCTAGTGGGGGAATACAAATTTCTGGTTGCTACACCGTTTGATAAATAACTCTGCCTAACCCTGTTTTATTCGGAGAATAACCCTAATGGCATTAGAAGAAGTATCAGTAGTAGATAAGATTGAAGTTCTACTCAACGGATCTATTCAAGTAAGAAGAAGAGATCAAATCCTCAAAGATGGTGTAGAAGTTGCTGCTACCTATCATCGTCACGTTATCAATCCTGGTGACGACCCAGCAAACGAAGATCCTAGAGTTGCTGCTATCGCTGCTGCTACGTGGACTGAAGAAGTAATTGCTGCTTACCAAGCATCTCTACCACAACCAGAAGTAACTGAATAATAAAAAAAGGGGGTCGAAAGACCCCCTTTAATTTTATTCGTTTGCTTTTATAATTTCATTAAGATTAATTTCTTCACATGTTAAATGCTCAGCAAATCCAGGCATATTATTGTATTTGGGATTGCCATGAGAAGTGAAAACATCTCGTTCGACGTAATTGTTTGTTAAAGGATCTTTATCAAACATTTCAATCTGAATGACATTTGTTCCTCCCATTCTATAAACAATAATTTTCATATCTGTGTCATCTATTTCACAGATATTACACCATCCACCACTGTTTCTATATTTAATTTTACAAAAAAGATTTTGAAAAAATTTCATAATCCTTTATCACCACACGCCAGGGATGATCTGCCCAGTGGTCATATAAGTGCCAACAGCAATGACGAAACCGAGCATAGCTAGACGAGCGTTGAGGATCTCTGCCTCAGGTGTAAATCCGAATTTCATTTTGTTTCTCCTTTATAAATGTGTTGTTGTTTGAGATCAGGGTTTGGTTCAGAACAAACCACTTGTTTGACAGGTTTAATAACAATAAATTTGTCATTTTTTAGAGTGCCTGCCACTTTCACTTCAAGTTCTAGATTATTCCAATCTAGACTTTGGAGAGCAACTCCAAGTTGCCCAAGCATTCCAGCACTCACAGGTTCTCTTCCTGCTCAGTGAGAATCACACAATCGCTGGTAGGGTATGCTACACAAGTCAACACCCAACCATCTTCAAGTTGATCATCATCAAGGAATGATTGCTCTTCATTATCTACGGTGCCGCTAATCAGTTTGCCAGCACAAGCAGAACAAGCACCAGCACGGCAAGAGGAAGGAAGATCTACGCCTGCCTCTTCAGCAGCTTCAAGAATGTATTGATCATCAGGACACTGAATAGTTTGCTCGGTTCCATCAGGGGATTGGAGAGTAACAGAATAGGTAGCCATTAGTAAGTTTCAGATAGTTGATTAATGGAATGTGCCAACAAAACGAGGAAGGCAACTGAGGTCATTGTAAACAAAAGTTCAGTCATTGTCAATCAATTGTCAGAGAATGCCAAAAAAGAGTTTGCCAGTGGCAACGTAAGACACGATGCCTGCTACGAATCCTAGCATAGCCCAACGTCCGTTGGCAAGCTCAGCACGTTCGTTATGGGTCATCATGCCATACTTAATGGCATCCTCATCCGAGATATACATCACGGGTTCTTTGGCAAACATGTTTTGCTGCCCACGGTCATTAGTCGTTACGGTCATTTCAATTTGTTACGATTTGTTACGATATTATATAGGAAAAAAGGAGGGGTGTCAACCCCTCCTGTCAGAAAATCAGAACGTAAACTTGGTTTGGATTACGCCACCCCAGTTAGAGGAAGCACCTTGGAATGCTTGATTGTTAGCAACATAGATTACAGCAGGAGTAATGCTGATGTTGTCACTCACACGATACTTGTAGAAGATCTCAAGCAAACCAGCCTTATCACTAAGACCAGAAGCATTGCCAGGTTGTCCATAAGCAATACCAGCACCATTGCCCCTACCAAATACATCGCTCCACTGAAGACCAGCAAACCATGTAGAAGTGTTGGTAGCACCGTTAGGAGTAGAAGGACCACTTACAGTGTTCCAACCATAACCACCACTCACAGAAGGAACGATACCAGAAGTCTTGGGTTGCCAGTAAGCGTTGATGGCATAACCATTAGATGCTTGATTGGCAGCAAGAGCACCAGAAGCACCCAGAACACCGTTGTAAGTACGAACACGAGTGCCTTGAGTACCATAACGATAACCAAAGGCAGCACCCCACTGAGGAGCACGATAACCGATCTGAGCAAGAGTGTTCAGAGCACCTGCTGAGTTGAATACGCCAGTATCACTATTGTCACCTTGTTGAGCAACATAGTTCAGACCAGCAACAAATCCACCTTTCTTGCCAGGTTGAACATACTGAACACCAAAACCAGAACCAGTTGCCTTGTTATATACACCAGGAACGCCAGCAGTGGTAAAGAAGTCAAGGATTTCAGAACGATATGCCGTAGGAACCCATGCCATCTCAGTGTTACGAACCAGAGCACCAGCGGTAAGAGTCATACCTTTGGTGAGAGCAGGGAAACTATAATAGAGACGATCAATCTGAACCGAGTTCTCATAAGTTTCCGCTTTATCCAGCTTCAGAACAGACGAGGAAGAACCAAAAGGTTGTGCTGAGAAGTTGCCCGAACGAAGACGGGTACGAAGCAGATCCTTACCAGTGAACGATGTATCAAAGTTCAGACGAAGATCGTAGTTGAAAGTAGTGTTTCCAACATTAGCACCAGCAGTAGTTTTGGCACCAGGAACACCACCAAGAATGAAGTTTACTTCACCCTTCAGTTTGGTTGTGGTTGAGAACTGAGTTGCTTCAAGTTCACCAACCTTTGCTTCAAGACCATCTACACGACCACGAAGAACAGCAAGTTCCTGAGCAAATTCTGCTTGGAGTTTACGAAGTTCATCGGTAACTTCAGTTACACGATCCAGGCAAGCATTCAACAATGCTGCTGCTTCATAACGGGTCATTGCCTTGCCGCCACCATAGGTGCCGTTAGGATAACCAGCAACACAACCATAACGCTCAACTAGATTGTTGAGTGCCTGATATGCCCAGTCAGTAGGTTGAACATCAGAAAATTGAGTGATAGAAGTGACCTGTTCTGCCGAAGCATACTTATTAACCTCACTCATATTTACTTCAAAAGCTGATACAGGAGAAACCACCGAAGTAGTAACTACAGCACCAGCAGCAATAAATGAACGAATCATCATAGTATTATTTAAATTAACTACAAGGTTTATTTATTCCCTATTTGTAAAGTTTTACAACTTTAAAGGGAAAGCGGGGTATCGGAATCGAACCGACGACATCTAACTTGGAAGGATAGCGTTCTACCGCTGAACTAACCCCGCAAAAAAGTGGGTAATTAAATTACCCGATCAAATTCAAATAATCCAGAATCTTTTCCCCAAACAAGTTTGCCACTTTCATCATAGCCAGCGTCTCTAGAAAAACATTTTTCTCGGTTGAATTTAAATTCACTTTCGATTCTAATATCTTTTACGATACACTCACCACAGGTTTTAGCAACCCAGAAAGCACCATTCCAATAAATGTTATGGTCACAAGTTGGGTTCCAGTCCATATCGAAACTCCGAAGAAGAACTTCTTCATCTGTAATCATTTCATAAGTATGATATGATTGTCGATATGGATCTGTTTTAGGATAATCGTATTCATAAAAGCTTTGAGATTGTAATTTGTTTTCACCCAAATCTTTCCAAACTAAACGTATCATAGCATAATTGCATGGATACATAAAAGCTTGGTTTTTATTAGAATACTCGCCTACAATTTCTTTAAACTCCATAAACACATTACCTCCAGGCTCGCCACCTGCCCTTTGACCAGAGGCAGGAAACTGGGCGGGAGAGAGTCCCATCCGCACCACCAATTTTTTAGAGAAATTGGAAACTCATCGAGGGGGTTCCCGACCAGTGCTGTTATAGTCCATCCGTGACTGTTTGAAGAATTAGATCTTCATACGCTGCTTCCACAGCATCGTCAAAGTCCTCGTAAGGACCGTGATTGACATCATTATACACGTAGTAGAATTTTTTGTCAATCATTTTTACGCTGTAATACGTGATCACTTTGTCATCATTGTCGAGTTCTTCGACAAATCTCATGTTAGTTTCAAGCATAGCATTTAGGGTAATTGGCTCCACCAGAGTAAGTTAAGGTCTAACCCAGACCATTAAACGAAATAACATCATCACTCATAGAACCACCATAATAACTAGTGGGGATATTATTCCCGATACAAAATACATTTTTATTTGTTTCAGTAATTTGTATACTTACAAGTTTATTATAAGAATCAAACAAATCACTGATAGCAGTTTCATTTTTATCTTGAAGTGCTGTAATAAGTGCTTTGCTTACAGCATCTTTTGCTGTTTCAATCTGTGATTTCAGGGACATAATTTTCCTCAATAACATTATCGAAAAGATCTTTAAGATCATCACCAACTGGTGTCATTACAACACCTTTACCATCAGGTAGTCGGATCAAAAATAATTCTTGGTTTTTTTCAACCCGATCCATATAAGCATCGAAGTTGTCTTCAAACTCTTGTTGGGTGATTTCAATCATAGTTTGTCATGTAGACAATCGGGGTGATAGGACTCGAACCTACGACTTCCGCTTCCCAAAAGCGGCGCTCTAGCCAAACTGAGCTACACCCCGTTGGTTTTCCGATGTATGATCATGATACCACAGATCGGAGGAATAATCAAGAGAGAACCCATTAGAGAAACTAATAATGGATTCTCCATAATCGAAACAATTAAATGTCTCATCTTACTTCATAATCTAATTTACGAACTTTACGCTGCTTCCTTTGCTCCTGAAACTCCAGATCCTGTCTCGTCAAGATCGATTGATCCTGACGCTTGGACTTGGCCCCCGAGATTATTTCTACAAGGGTAAGATCCAAGGCGCTGATATTCCCACCACGGATGCTGGTAAGGTTGGGACACTGACAGCATCTGAGTTGTGACGGGTGCTCCTCTAATACTTTCCCGCAATTTTTGCATCTGATTATTAACATCTCTAAGCATTCCTTTTATCGCTTCAAGTTCTTCATGAATATCTTGATGATGAAACCTAAGTGGTTTCTGAATCAACTCATTAAACTTTTTCTTTTTCATGATTATTTATGAGTGTAATGGGCGATACTGGATTCGAACCAGTGACCATCTCCGTGTAAAGGAGGCACTCTACCGCTGAGTTAATCGCCCTAGGCGCTTCAGGTTGGATTCGAACCAACGACTCACGCTTTAGAAGAGCGTTACTCTATTCCACTGAGTTACTGAAGCATGTTTTTATTTTACCACACTTGATGGGCAGTTGTCAACCCATGGGGAACACAACCTCATTTCTCCACCCAGTGCTTGACACTCATCAGTATAGCACACAGAGGTGTCAACTGGTTTTTCTGAGTATCTTGGTGACGGCATCCTAACAGTTCCGTCGTCTCCTGTCAAGCGTTCATACTCGGCAATTGCTTTATCAACATCACGCTTAACTCTATTATCTAAAAGTTTAGGATCTTTGATAATGTATTCATTCAATTCTGTATTCGGAAAATACTTTCTTTGAATTTCATCAATCAGGTCATAAAGATGTTTCTCATCAATACCTGTACATTCTGAAAAAGATGCTACGATTGTTGTTAACGTAATGCCTATAATGGCAAACCTAATTGTTTTTTGTTTGAGGTTCATAAAAAAGGGGAGTGTGGCACTCCCCAGTATTTATCTATTACATACGAGAGTAACAGACACGAACAACCCCTGATCCTGGAGAAGCGATTTTAGTAAACGCTCCATAAGATAGATCAAGAGATCGTCCACCCACAAATGGTCCACGATCATTCACACGAACAATGACAGATTTGCCATTCGATTGGTTAGTCACCCGCAACCTAGTTCCGAAAGGAAGGCTTCTGTGTGCTGTTGAATGACCGTAAGCATTATATCTTTCTCCGTTAGCGGTGGTTAAACCGTGATATCCATCACCGACTCCATAATGTGAGGCGAGGGAACATCCGCTCGCTGCCTTTGCTTGAAGGGGTGCCAGTCCTACAGTGGCAATGGCTAGAATTGAAAGTGTTTTAAAAAGCATTTAGTTAAATAGAATTCTACATCCGTATAGAAAGGGGGTACACCCAACCTCTCGGAGGGCACTTTCCACGGCTCTAATTGTCACTCACGTTGTCATGATATGAGCTTTACAATTATTACAAACTGTAAAGCACTCATACTATAGCACCTATTTAGTTGTCTTGTCAACCCCCCGTGGATAAATATATTTGGTGGGGAACCCGAACGTATGCCGAGAGAGTGGAACACTCCGATTAGAGAGCCATGGAATGCTCCTATTCATAACACATTAAAAGCAATAGATAACCACACTCAAGAATACTTTAAGAGTGGCGATAAATGGCATCTACAAAAAGCAGATCAACTTAGGCAATATTTACACGAGTTAAAAACCTGGATACATCATCAAGAAGGAAGATGAAATTTAATTTAACCAAACTTATTTTTATAGTTTGTTTTTCTACTGTTGGATTTGTTGGGTTAAATTTCATTGCCTGTAATTTCATGTTACCAGGATCAATCATTAGTGCTAATGTTCTTGGGGGATTAAAAAACCCCCCTCCTTTAGATTGTAAGGAATCTGAAAGAAGAGGGTATGAAACTTTATTAACTATTCTCACTACAGTAATTGCTCTACGAGCTAAGGTAGAAGATTAAGAAACCCAGAGTTTACCCTCTGCCTTTCTTCTTCTAAGTAGTCCTGCCTCTACATTACTACCAGGATTACGATACATCTCTAGAACTTTAGGAACGTCGTTCCATTTTTGATCTTTTAAGATACGAGTGATAGTATTAAAATTCCCAGAACCATAGAAATTAGCGCCGAGATTATAAGCAAAAGATAATAATGCTCCACGTTGATTGTCATTCATCTCACTCCAATAAGGAATTTTTTGTAGGGCAGGTAAGAATCTATGCTCAACATCATACATCAGATATTCATCTGCTTGCTGTTGAGTAATAAACTGACCTAACATAAAGGTAGATCCATCTGGTCTACGAGTGCTTCCCCATCCTATTGTAATAGGAGCAGCACCTGTTTTGGGATCTGGGTATGCTTTTAAATGACAACCTTCAAACTCTTTGATTAGTTCTAGCCCTCGATGAGGAATAGAACTTACTACTTTTTTACGGCGTCAAAAACTCTACCCCAACCATCATTGCCTTTTGGGCACCATCTACGTGCCAACTCAGATCGTTTGTATACCGCTCCTCTACCATTGGTAACAGGACCCGTATAGCCATCGTTAAGGCTTCCATACGGGTCATGAACGATGTAGTCTCCAGCGGGGGTCTTCCCAATCACAACACACATGTGGCCTCCTGTAGGAGCACTGAGAGGTCCCCTGTGAAGGATGCCAATTACCATTGGACGATTTGCTGCTAATTCTTTATCGAGATCAGCAAATGACAAATCATATTTGAATGCAGATTTAATACCATACCCCATCAAGACACGAGTTTGTACAGTATGATCGGTTGTATCCCCAGCAGCAAATACTTTCTGAACATAAGCATCGTCACCTTTAGGACCTTTCAGTGTGCCTGGTTTAAAATATTCAAGACACATAGCACAAGCAGAACTATTACAAGTTCGTTGAGCATCACGATAATTATCTGTTTGAGGGAACCAAGGGAAGTTTTCAAGAATATTAGTTGCTTGTTTTTGAACTGATGTTCTGTATGTTTTAACCCAACCAGAAGTATCTTCTAATTCTTCTGGGGCTGATTTTTCCAAAGCATGAAAAAACATTTCAACTGCTTTTACGTGATTGGGATTCTTCTCATCAAAATGTTTAAAGAAGTTATGTAAATTAATTTTCATTGTTTTTCTCTGTGAAGTTGAATGTAATACTCGGCATCTACTACGACTAATGGTTTCTTGCCATTCTTTTTCATGACAAGGACTGGTTCATAATCACCTGAGTTTGCTTGAGCTTGTTCGTAAGCATCCCAAACATTTAACTTTTCTACATTCTTACATTCAATGCTGTGGGGAAACTTTTGTCTGGCAGCTCGTGCCATGATTAAATCTTCTCCACCAGCGCCCATCGATCTAGATTCAATATCTTCAGGATGAACGTCAAGCATTTCAATAAGTTTGTCACGTACCCATTGCTGAAGACGACGACCTTTCGCTTTCGCTGACTGAACTTTCATAATAAAAAACCCCCATATAGGAGGTATTTATCTATTCAATTAAAGTTGGAACCCAACAAATGTATCTTTAGTTACGTCTTGTTTGAGACCACCAATAACATAACTTTCAACTTCTGTTTCTTGTGGTGCTACTTGCATAGACTTAGAATTTAACCAGTGCTCAGTCCAAGGAAGTGGATTGTTATTAAGAGGAGCATCAAAGATTGGATTAAATCCAATTGCTTTTAGACGACGATTAGCAGTCCACTCAACATACTTCTGAAGTAGTTTAGCATTCAAACCAATCATAGAACCATCTTTAAACAGATAGTCAGCCCAAAGTTTTTCTTCTTCTACACATTGTTTGAACATGTTATAAACAGTCTGCTCTTCTTCTTTAGCAATTTTAATCATATCAGAATCATCACCCTGATTCCATTTATTAATAATGTTCTGGGTAATAACAAGATGCTGTGACTCATCACGGGCGATTAAACCAATGATCTTAGCATTACCTTCCATGAGTTTGAGTTCACCGAAAGCAAACGAGCAAGCAAAAGAAACGTAGAAACGAATACCCT